ATAGTAGTATTTCAGAATTGTTTATTGGCAATAGTAATGTTCGCCAATGCTACATTCTTGAAAGACCATATACAGGTAAGAATACCAGAGATAATACCGCTACGGCAAATGTAAATGAAAGTGAGGCTATATTACCAGGCAGGTATGAATTGACCTTGACTTGGAGTCCTGCTTTCAGGCAAATTATGTTGTTGGTATTGAATGTTCCGGGTCGTGATGGAATCAGAATACACATAGCGAATAAGCCTTCTGAGTTATTGGGTTGTCTTGCTCCTGGTAATGGAGTAGGTACTGATACCGTAACAGATAGCACGAATGCTTTAATGGCTTTAGTTGGTAGGATACTCCCTGAAATGCTCAAAGGCAGAAGGGTGTTTTTGAGTATTGATAGGGGTTAATCCATACAATAATCTACCACTCCATTGCTTCCAAACTTCCTCCTACGCATCATAGCACAATATGATTCTCCTTGGCGAATGTCGCAGTAGAACTGATTCATAAATTTAGAAAAACTCTGTTTCCAATGATCAAAGTAAATATACTCTATGCCATTGTGGAAGCCAAATAAGTTCCTGTTTTTCCTGAATTGAGGCGAATTGAAGTTTCCTGATTCACTAACGATTGTCTTATAAATCATTTGAGAATCTGGATTTCCCGTAAGGAGTACCTGAACTTGGGAGTCTATTTCGTGGTAACTAAACCACAGGGAATCTCTGAACTCTCGGACTTGCCGTTCTTGTTTGAGTTCTTTTGATACTCTAAGGTGCTGTGATATGCTAAATCCCCAACCGAATAGTATTGCTACGATTAGTAGGTAAAACGGAGTTTCTGATGTTCTCATAGGTGGTTTTTAAAGTAGTTCTTAATCTTTCCAATGATTTTATCAAGCCATATATCACCTTCTCGCTCAATTATAATCCAATCTTGACAGTTTAGGTGGTATGATTTTTTTTCGTTTGTGGCGGTTTCGCTTCCTAAATCATTTATAATTGTAAGTAAATATCCAAGCATTTCTGAATATTCAACTTCATGAACTTTGACAATATCATAAACTTTTCCGGGCGTTAAATACATTGAACATCCTTCCGGTGCTTGTACTCTCTTTGGTTTTCTTGGTTCTATTATATCCATAATCTCCCTATACGACTCAACGAATCTGAAAGTTACAGAAAAAGGAAACTCAATAAACTCAATTTGAGTAAATAGAGTAACCAATAATTTAATGTTTTTTGTAACCTTCCATCTGGAATACTCGTATATTTGCTTGGTTTAATTGGTGAAAGGGGGAGGTTCCTTGATTAACTGGAATTTTTTTAGGACTTCCCCCAATTTTTAAGCACCCTTGGAATAAATGACTTGCAGCGTTTGTTTCGAGGGTTTTTTATTTTTGATTAAAAATGTAACCTAAATAAATAGTTGTCGTTAGAACCTTCATAAACACAAAAACATTATGAGAAAAGTTACATTAATTTTAGCATTGGCATTCTTTACAGGATGTGCTACAATCACCACAGGTTCAAGGCAAGATATTACAATCTACACTAAGCCTGAGAACGCAAAAGTCTTCATTAACGGAAACAAGGTAGGCGAAGGAACCTGCACTGTTGAGGTACAAAAGAAGAAGAAAAACACTATTATAGTCAAGGCTGATGGCTACGAAACGGCTCAAATCAGGACTAATCGGCAGGTAAGGGCTGGGTATGCTGTTGCCAATATTGGTATGTGTTTCATTCCGATGGTAAACTTTTTCGGTATTCCTTCGTTAATAGTTGATGCCTGTACAGGAGCTTGGATGATTCAGGACGAGGACGAGTATCATTTTGATTTGGAAAAAAAATAGTTTAAGTTTGTAGTGTATTAGATTAAATCTGTGTGGAAGCAGATACAAGAAATTTCCTTCTTCATGGGAAAACGAACCCCTTGAAACGAGTGCCTTCCACCACTTGTTTCGGGGGTTTTTAGTTTAAGGAAAGTTATGGAAGATTCAGTAAAAGCAGTTCATGATGCATGCACATTAATAGTGCATAAATTCAAAAAACAAAGAAAAACAAATTCATTAGTTTGTCTTTATGAGTATGGTGATTTAGATTTTGATTATCCGTTCCTTTTGTTTGCAATGGAAGATAATGACCAAAATTTATCAATTATGTATCAATTGCTTGGTCAGTTGACAAGTGAACAAAATGACCTTCCGAGCGATTGCCGTAAATCATATCGGATTGAATATGAAACATTGGTAAATTAATGAAAGAATCATTCGTAATGGTCAATCTGGCTTTGATGAAGGAATTAAACATTTCCTTTGTTGAGGCTGGATTGCTTGAAAGGATTAGATACTTTTCAGAGTATGACCAAAATGGTTCAGGATGGTGCTATGTAGGTAAGTTAAGACTTGCGGAAGAGTTCGGCATGAGCAAGGTAGGTTTGTTGAAAGCAATTCAGAGACTTATTGAGCGTAACTTACTGATTAAGAATGAACAAGGATGGTTAATGGTAAATCAGGAGGGGTTAACTAAGTTTACCGGTCAACTAAGTTTACCGGTTAACAAAGTTAACGAAAGGAGTAAACTAAGTTTACCCAATAATATATTAAAAGAAGATATACATAGTATAAATAATTCTTCTATAATCTTATTGAGTAAACAAAGTTTACCCCAAGAAGAACAAAGTTTACCTGTAAACAAAGTTTCACCTAAAAGAAAAAAGAAAAACTTTTTAAGCGAGGAAGAGTTTTTGGCTAAGATGAAGGAAGATGGAAAGGAGCAGGTTAAACTTGGAAATGAATTAGTTTACCTAAGAAGGCAGGATTACGATAAACTATTGAAGGAATTTGGTAAGGTTATGCTTCATGAAATGATAATTCAACTTGACCTCTACAAAGCACAGAATGACAGATATTGCGGGAAAGAGTTATATGTCCGAGATGAATCGGTTTTGCGTAAGTCTTGGGTGATGAAAAACGCAAGGGAGGCACTATCTGTAAAAAACAGCCCTGTTATTGCAGATATTCGCAAACGAGAAAAGGTAGCAGAAGAAATTAAAAGTCAAACAATATTTTTTAATCCACCACCACCACAACTGACAAATGAACAATAATAGAAGAAAAAAAGGCTACCAAGAAGAAAAGCCAAAAATTGACCAATCCGCTTTTGTTGCAGGGTTAACTCCTCCATACAGCGAAGAATCCGAAATAATCATCTGTACGGCATTAGTTTACTATCCTGACACTATACCTCAGATTATGTCTGCTTTGGACAAGAGGTGGTTTTATTTTGAGAAATACGGCATAATTTTCGAAGTATGTCAATTGCTGTTTATGGAAAACCAACCAATTGAGTTGATTTCCGTTGTTGAAAAATTAAAATCTACCGGAAAACTTGAATATGTCGGAGGTATTCAGTTTATTGTTTCATTAGGGAATAACATTGTTAATCCAACAAATATTGAATATCAGGCAAAGACTATTCAGGAAAAACATATAGTCAGGGATGCGATAAGAATAGGAAATGATATTAAAAACATGGGTTTTGATCCATTTGTAGATGCTTTTGAACTTTTAGACCATTTGCAATCTCAAACATTTTCCCTTATTCAATCCCTATACAAGCGAAGTTCAGTTTCTTTTGAGAGGATTACATTAGAAAATATTGACGAATTGTCAAGGAGAATGGCAATTACAGCAAGTGTTACGGGAATACCAACAGGATTTTTCCAATTGGATGAACTTACTTCTGGATGGCAGAAACAGAATCTTATCGTAATTGGGGCAAGACCTGGAATGGGCAAAACTGCACTTGCTTTGTTTTTTGCTTTAGCAGCGAGTAAGGCAAAGTATCCGGTTGCTGTTTTTAGTTTGGAAATGAGTTATGGCGAATTGACATTTAGAATTCAATCAATGGAATCAGAGGTAGAATCTGAAAAAATTAGGTCTGGAAAGTTGAATCAGTATGAGTTTAATCAATTCAAGGAAGTTGCAATGTCAATTAAGGATTTGCCTATTCACATTGACGATTCAGCAGGGATTAGTATTTTTGAGTTAAAGGCTAAGGTAATAAGAATGGTTCATGACTTTGGGATTAAACTTTTGATTTTAGACTATTTGCAGTTGATGAATGCTGGAAATGACTTTAGCGGAAACAGAGAGCAGGAAATATCCTTTATAAGCCGTAACCTAAAAGTAATTGCAAAGGAGTGTGATATTCCTGTGATTATGCTATCTCAGTTGAATAGGTCAGTTGAAAGCAGGGGGAAAGGTAGCAATATACCAATGTTGTCTGATTTGCGTGAATCAGGTGCCATTGAGCAGGATGCTGATATGGTAATATTCCCACATAGACCTGAATACTATAAAGAGGAAATGATGACAGATGGAGAAACTCCTTCTGTTGATATGGCTGAACTTCATGTAGCAAAGCATAGGAATGGCAAAACAGGGGCTGTAATGACAAGGTTTGATAAAGCCTACATTCGATTTGGGCAGTATGTTAAGTACGCAAACAACAACTCCCAAGAGTATAAACATCAACCATTTTCACCAAGCGATAAGTTTATTGAACCAAGTTCTTCAGACACAGAAGAATCTCCATTTTAATTTGTCATGAAATCTGAATTTGAAACTTTATGGCAGTTAGTAAGTGAGTTTTTTGACGAATACGGAGCAAATGTTATGGGAATGAATATCAAATATCACAGGAGCCTGAATCCAATACTTGTAGAACTCAATGGAGTTAAGGTTGGGGAGATTCATAAGATTGATGGAGGCTATAAACTTGTAACCGAAACAGCGTTTGGCTCGTTACAGGTAGAATGTGGGGAGAGTAATGAAGAGAAATTGAAGTTAAGCACGGAAATTAACCGTGTTTGTAGTATGTTTGTTTTGGGAATAATTAAATTGAAATGAGTATGAGTAATAGCGAAGGATTTGTAATTGACTTTTTTGAACTTATGTTTTTAGCGGAATCGGTTATTCCTGAAAGACCTATTGCCCGTTCAATGTGTTTTGATGATTTCTCTGAAAGGCATTATCACAGAATGAATGATAGTCAAAGAGAGCAGTTTTTCGACCATGTTCAGAAATGCTACGGATTTAGATTGGACAATGAACAATGCAGACACTTTTATGCGAGGTTTAATCCAAGGAATCAGTATAGAGTAAAAGCATTTCATAATGCAAAAGCAGAAGTACATATTTGTTATTTTTACAATGATAACTACCACACTGCAAAAAACAGATATGTTGCCAAAGAATACATTAAAGAGGTAATTAGGATTTATGACGCTGAATTTATTATTCCAAGACCATGACTAACCCATCAGCGACAATATTATCCTACTTTCGGGATTCAGAAATGCCTATTGTGGTGGCAATAAATAACCATGACCAACACAAGTTCTTCCTTGATTGCTTCGGTATTCAGGCTGAATTAAAAGCAGGAAAGCACTATGTAAGCGTAAGTCGTGGGTATCGCATAAGTAGTCCTAATTACGGACTTAACCATGAGCCAAACTTACTGACCTTTGAGGAGTTTAGATTCCTCGTTGATAATGATAAATGTTTTGATGTAGAGAAGATAATTGGGAGTAAATAGGTATGCAAATAATATAAATAAGGTTTGCATACTGACAACTTTATATTAACTTTGTGGCATGGGCAGATTAAAAAGTAAAAAATACGACAATGCTGTTGAGTTGTATAATTCTGGCATGAGCATAAGTGATTGTGCTATATATTACGGTATTACAAGGCAGGCTATGCATATTATTCTAAAAAGAAGAGGATGCCTTTTCAGAGATAATATAAAGTTTGGTCAAGAAAATACATTTTATAGGTCTTCAGCAACAGATAATTCCAAAAAGAAAAGGGTTCAACATATTGTTGAAAAAGCGATAAAAAGGGGAGTTCTTATAAACCCAAACAAATGCGAATCATGTAACTTAACCAAAGTATTTTCTGATGGTCGTAGTGGAATTCAGGCTCACCATTGCGATTACAGCAAACCACTTGAGGTAATGTGGTTGTGCCAAAAATGCCATCATGAGTGGCATAAAAACAATACAGCAATTAATCAAATTGATATATGATTCATATAGGTATATTTGAGGGTATTGGAGGTTTTTCTATTGCAGCAAAAGAAATGGGATGGGAAACAGGTGTTACCTGTGAGATTGAACCATTTCCTCAAGCAGTATTAAAGAAAAGATTTCCAAACGCTTATCATCACGGAGATATTCATACACTAAATTATGACACAATTAACACTGAACTTTCTAAACGATTTGGAACCCACTGGGCAACTTGCGGAATTATCGCAACCGGTGGGTTCCATTAACCATGTCAACCGTTCTCAGTTGCAGGTGCAAGAGAGGGCTCAGAAGATTCTCGACATCTCTGGCCAGAAATGTTTAGACTTATCAAAGAAATCCGTCCGGACTACATTATTGGGGAGAATGTGCCTGGATTACTTAGTATTGAAGGGGGAGTGGTATTCGAACAGGTGTGCCTTGACTTGGAAAGCGAAGGCTACGAAGTCCAGGCGTTTGTACTTCCAGCTTGTGCCACAGGTGCACCGCACCGCCGGGATAGAGTCTGGATTGTTGCTTACTCCAACGAGGTGCGAAGAGGTTCAGGATTTGGATCAATTCCAAAAGCGAATGGAGAAATATCCGAATGGCACGAAAATGCCGAATCTTGCAACGCAGGTACAGGGACTTCTCAAAACTCCGGGAGCTCAGGATGCCCTGATGGAGAATATGAACAGCAAGGGAGTTTCGGGGAGTTCGGGGAACTTGGCACAGGAAGCCATGAATGGAATCCTGATGGAGAGGATGCAGGGGTTACTGCCCACCCCAACGAAATCGGAATCAATAGATGTGGCTCGTCCGGTAGTAATGAAAGCAAATTCTCCGAGGGTTCAGAGCAACAATGGAGTGGAGGGACAGGCAAGACTTGGGGATATGCTGGTGGCAGGACTAATTCCCACCCCGGCAACCCGGGACATCAAGGGAGCGAACAGCCCGGAACACCTATCGAAAGACCCGAATCGGGTAATCCACATAGACCAGTTGCCAAACTACATTCAGGTAACTACTGGGGAAACTGGCCATCTCAGTCACCTTTTCACTCTGGATATGATGGGCTTTCCGAAGAACTGGTGCGACATATCCGAACCACTCTTGGAGAGGCTGGAGAAACGCCTGAAAACATTGAAGCGTACCTCCGAAAAGAAGCCAACTGGCTCCGGAAAGAAGCCATCAAATGTGCCGGAAATGCCATAGTGCCCCAAGTAGTTTTACAAGTTATGAAAGCAATACAGAATCATTATGAAAATACTAAGTATTGACCCAAGTATGAGCCACACAGCATTGGTTTTATTTGAACTCGATGTAGCGACAATGGACGCAAAAGTGATTTGGAGTACAACTCTGAATACCGAGAAAACCAAGTCTAAACAAGTTCGAGCAAGTTCAGACCTAATCGGAAGATGTAGGGAATTATATGAACCAACGCAGTATTATATTAAAATCCACCAACCGGATTTGATATTTGCTGAAACCCCAAGTGGTAGCCAAAGTGCTTCCGGAATGAAGTCTTATGGGGTATCTTGCTTCTTGTTAGCAACCCTAACACCTAACCCTATCGAGGTAACTCCTATTGAGGTAAAGAAAGCCACAGTAGGCAGTAAGACCGCAAGTAAGGCTGATATGATTGCATGGGCATTTGACCGGCACCCTGAACTTGAATGGAAACTTGATAAAACCGGTAAGCCCCAGGTAACAACGGAGGAACACAAAGCAGATGCGGTAGCGGTATTTTATGCCGGTCTTAAGACAGCAGATTTCAGCAGGGCTTTAAGTATGTTGTCCGGGAGGGTTTAATGTAACCCCAAGTATCTGTTTTGCGTATAAGGACAAGTAATTAAATCAATTAAATTATGTCAACAGAATTAGTACAAGTATTGCAGGAGTTTAGTCTTGCCGAAGAAAAGAAGAATATTGTCAGTGGTATTCTTCAACCATTTTTTGCCAAAGCAGACGAATGGAAATCACAGGTAGAAACCATTGTCATCACCGACCCAAGCCAAACAGATAAAATGGCATTGGCGAAAACAGGTCGTTTGCAGTTAAAGAACATTCGATTGGAGGCTGAAAAACTTGTTAAAAACCAACGAGAAATTGTTAAATCCCGAATGGCAGATGATGTCTTAGAGGATAAACTTTGGTTGCGTAGTGGTCAAATTATGGAAGCCGTTTTCAAGAACCTCGAAACCAAACTCGAAGAAAAGGAGAAGTTTGCTGAAAGATGGGAGGCAGAACAGATTGAGAAACGAAGAGTTGAAAGGTCTGCATTATTGGCTGAATACAATCAGGTAGAAATACCGGGATTAGGTCAGATGTTGCAAGACCAATTCGAAATGTACCTTGGAGGCGTTAAGGCAAAATATGAGCAGGATGAAATAGCCCGTAAAGAAGCGGAAGAAAAGCAACGCAAGGATACCTTACATAATGACCGGAAATCTCGGTTATCCCGGTATGCTGATTTTATCCCGGAGTTTGATAGCCACTATTTCGGGGAAATCACTGAGGAGGATTTTGTCAAATTAGGCGTTGAATCCAAGTCCAAAAAGGATGCTTATGATGCCCAACAAGCCCAAATCAAAGCCGAAAATGAAAGGCTTCAAAAGGAGGCTGAGGAGAAGCAAAGATTAGCCGAAGCCGAAAAGAAGCGTATTCAGGACGAAGCCGATGCCAAAGCCGAAAAACTCCGTAAGGAAAATGAGGAGGCTCAGGCTAAGTTGAAAGCCGAGGCAGATGCTAAACTCAAAGCGGAACAAGAAGCAACTCAAAAAGCAATTGACCAACTTTACGCATTGAAGAAAGCAGAACAAGCCCTTATGGAAGCCAAATCCAAAGAGGAGGCTGATAGACTTGCAGAAGCCGAAGCAATTGCCTCACAGGGAGAAAAGCAACGAATCCTGACTTGGATTGAATCTTTTGAACTCCCAGCAATTCCCGGAGGAGGATATACCGCAAAGGGACAAGCAAGAGTTCAGGAAATCAATGCTAAGTTCGAAGCGTTTAAAAATTGGGCAAAGTCAACTAAGTAAATTGACCCATGAGCCAAATATATTACTCAGACAAAACCCGTTTCAGCAGTTCAGGAATAAAGCATATTCTGAAAAGTCCTGCACACTACCAATACTACCTGCTTAATGGCATCGAAACCACAGAAGCAATGAACCACGGGCAGTTTATCCATACAGCAACAATGGAACAAACTGAAATCTTTAATAGATTCAGACTACTTGCAGACACAAGGCTTGAACGCAACAAAGAAGGTAAGATTGAATTTCGATCCGCAGTAAACAAAGGCATCCGGGATGAATTTCTAAATCAATGCGAACTCGATAAAGTAACTCCAATTATCAAACAAGAAGATTGGGATGAAATTATGAGTACCGCAGGAAATGTTCGTAAATCTCCAATCTATCAGCAACTATTCAGCGATGCCGAAGTAGAGAAGGAATTTCATTGGATAGACACTGAGTACAATATTCCCATGAAAGGCAAAGTGGATTTGTTCAAAGTTGTTTCAGGATTTGCTGTAATAGGCGACTTAAAGAAACTACCCGACATTGATATTGAAAGTATGAAAACCTACATTAAGCACAGAGATAGGCTTATTCATGCTCAATTAGCAGTTTATACCGAAGCCGTAGAGGTAACAATGGGTATCGAAACCAAGTATCATATCGTAATTGGATGTCATAAAGAAAGCCAACAGAACGGATTTTTCTTGGTGCCACAATCTCCAGGTGAATTTAACTCTGTTTGGCAGGATTATTCTGTTAGTGCAGGAAAGACTATTTACACTCGTGCGAAGCAGATTTATCGTGATTGCCTTGATAAGTTTGGAGAACCTTGGATGGAGGGTGTTAAATGGCCAGGAGTAGAATACTTTGCCACAAACGAATTTGGATTAGTAGAACTTTAATTTAAACCAATAATCATGTCAGAAACAAACGCAATTCAGAAGCAGGAAAATAAACCTGCAAAAATCACTACCCCTTCAGAGGCTATCGCAGCAGCAAAAGCGAGGTTCCTATCCGTAATGCCACAGGAAACATTTGTCAAGGAGGCTAACTTTGCCTTGCAAATTATTCAGAACAATCCTAAAGGGTGGCAGAATGTTGATTTAGTGAGCATTCGTAGTGCTGTTGAGAATATCGCATTTACAGGGCTTACATTGAATCCTGCAATGAAGTTGGCATATCTTATCCCACGCAAAGGGAAAGCCGTACTTGACCCTTCTTATATGGGTTTGACAAAGATTCTTACTGATTCAGGAAGCGTAAAGAAGGTATCAGCAGTAGTTGTTTATGACGATGAACAATTTGAGTACAATGCAAGTACGAGAATGGTCGTAGTACATGAGCAAAGATATGCTGAAACCGAGAAGGAACACATGGCAAGGAAAGTAATTGGGGCATATTCCTGTGCTACATTAGCAGATGGAAGCCTTGATTATGAGTTTATGCCTGGATGGGAGTTAGAGAAGATTAAAAGTAAAAGTGATGGTGCAAACTCTCAATATAGTCCTTGGCAGGAAAGTAATTGGGCTGATGAAATGCGGAAGAAAACCGTAATTAAGAGGCACTACAAGTATTTGCCGAAGTCTGAGCAGATTAGCAATGTAATTGACTTGGATAATCAGCAGTTCATTGTTGAGAAGCCTAATTTGAATGAGTTGTTTGTTCAGCAACAAGAACAACCTGAAACAAACAATGGAGAACTTCCGTTAGATATTACTCCAGACAATTAATACTCCAAATAGGACCGTGCTTCGGGTGATTAGGTTCATCCGAGCATTGGTCGGAGGAGGAGAAAATAAGTTTAATCAATTAAAACCAATTAAATCACATGGAAACAGGATACACGCAAATGCAAGCAGATGTAAACACCTACTCTAATGAGGATAATATAGGCGTTCAAAGACTTGCGAGTTACCTTCGGGTGCATAAGAAGATTAATCCTATGCAAGCTTTGAAGGAACTTGGAATTTACCGACTTGGTGCAAGGGTTTATGAATTGAGGCATAAGTATGATTGGATCATTGAGTGCAAGAAGACCCAGGTTAAGCGTAAGATTCACTCGGAGTACATTGTTATCACAATAGGAAAGGAGATTAAGGATGGAAACTAATGAAGTAAAATGCTTAAACGGTGAATGCGATGGTAACTGCTGTAATGTAGTTGGGTGCTGTGAAGAAAAAGGCAGATGCCCGCACCACGACATTCCAGAAGAAACAATGGACATTGAAACCATGGCGTGGTGGGATGCCAACAGCCGAGGTGACGAGGAACGGAAATCTAAAATGGAGGATGGAATATGACCTACCCCGAACTAATTCACAAAATCCGAACCACTCGGAAATTAATCGGTTTAAGTCAAAATGAAATGGCAGACAAACTTCACATGACCAAACAGCAGTACACCAGAATGGAACGACAAATAACGACTTTGAGCGTTCCGAGGCTGATGGAAATAGTTAAGATTTTGGAAATAACGATAACTATAAAATGAACGAGAACCAATTAAAATACCGACTGCGAGATAAGCAAAATAGGCTTACCGACACATGGATGCCAGTAACGAAAGAATTAATCCTGAGCGGTATCCAATACCGAGAGATAGTTGCAATCAGACGAGCGATTGCGTGGAATCTCAGGCGAAAAGGATTGACCTGTGAAGAGATAGGTGCGATTTACAACCAACATCCCAGCACTATTTGTCATGGCTTGGATAAGGTAGATTTGAGTTTGGTTGAGGCTGTTAAGGTGTTTGAGATATGAGCAACGCATACCACCGAGCCGTAAAGTTATGCGGACAGCAAGCAGTCAGCCAAGCATTGAGCGATATGATATACGAGGAACAACGCAGACGATTGCAAGCACTTGCTCCCGACATATCGAAGCGGAAAATTCAAAAGATTGAAGACCTTTCTGAATGGCTTAAATATTACGGATTCACTCCAGAATCCATCCGGTCAAAATGTAGGCTGAGGAAAATTATAAACATTCGAAAAGCATTGTGTTACTACCTAACTGAGTTGAATAACTTGAGCCTGAAAGACACAGCCAATATGCTCGGGTATATTGACCACACTACGGTAATGCATCACAGAGACGATTTCAGCGGATTAATTTCAATCGGGGATAAAGACGCTCTGAAAATGTTGGCTACCTTGGTGAAACAAAATGAACCTAAAACCGTATAAATGATTATGACCAAACTTCACGAAACGCCCCAAGACTGCCCAGCACTTGCCGAGGCTATTTTACCGAACGGCCAGACCTTGTATTGCCAGTTCGATAATTACGACCAACTAAAGAATTTCCAAATCGAATCGGGCGGTAAGCCGTGCTTGGTTCAGTTTGACCGGGATAATAATGTCAAGACCGTTCAGCATAATTTTAACCATGATTCACTTGATTGGCGGAAAGATTGGGAACTGAAAGATAGGGACGATGTAAATAGGTTTGAACTATACGATGTAAGACCATGGGCTATGTTGGAAATGTTGTTTAATCGTGGTATGTATTACGCTATGGATAATCTCTACAATGAACTAAAAAAAGTTAATTGGGAAAGACCGAGAAGAAAAATGTTAATTAGGTTTATAGCGAATAATAATCAATTCGACATCCACGAACTCACTTACCCCGTAGTCAACCAGACGATTTCGGAAGGAATTAAGGAAAGCATGGGGGTGATAGTATGACCAAACTATCCCAACAAGTTCAGGAATTAGAGAAACGCCTCGAATCGTTACAATACGAGAACGAGAATCTAAAAATCATGCTTTACCGGATGATTGCAAGTAATAAATCTGGAATCGAATTAGTGCCGTACAGCGACCTCAAAGCCGTGCAAATTAAATTCTGCCAATTCTACATAAGGGACAATGTGCCTCATATCGGAGTGGATTATTTAAACAGGTATAATTTAACACCAAACAACACACAGGACGAATTATGAAAATGCCCTCCTCCTATACCTACCGATTTTATTACAAGTTCGGATTCTACCTGATGACCTTTATCTGTGCCGGATTAATCGTAGCGTGGATTACAGCCTCAACACGGCGAGATATTTCCAAAACCAATGAAATGTATTGGCGGAAAGAAGCAATCACTAACAAGGCGTTATATTTGGTTTCAATTCATCAAACAGATTTGGTCATTGACCAGATAACTTCGCAAGAAATGGCTATGTGGGATTTGTATTGCAGTAGGAAAGATTTGTTCCGGGAAAATATTGCAAGGAAGGCGATGGAGGAATAACGTTTTCGGGCTTGGCGAAGTGGGGGAATTATACCAACAAAAGCCGATTAGAATTACTAATGTTCAATAACAGATAAAAGATGATAGAAAGCAGTCAGCCCCCATTTTGCCAAACCGATGTTAGCGGAAGGCATGGGTTAATTCTCGGTAACGCAATGGATTTAATTTGCGATTTAGATGACCATAGTATTGACTTAACAATATTAGACCCCGATTATCAGGATTGGGATAAACTTTGCGAAGAAGGTTTAATTTGTCAAGCAGTAAGGGTTACAAAACTAACTGGAAATATTATTTGCTTCACTAAGCAACCATTTGATTACGAATTGCGGAACGAAGTAAACCACATATTTAGGCGTGAAATTATTTGGAGTTTTTCAAATGGTGGTGCTTGGGTAAGTAAGCGAATGCCACTTGTATCCTTCCAAAAAATTTTTTGGCTTACATTGAGCAAAGACTTTTATGTAGATGTAAGAACTGGATTAGATTACAATGAAGGCACAAAATCAATGAAGCGAAGTAGTAAGGTATTTGGAGACTACAAAGCGGAAGGAAGGCAATTTGATAAATCAGATGAAGGAACTTGGATAAGAGACCACTATCATTTTAATAAGCCACATACGGGAAAAATACCTGCAAAGCCGAAAGATTTAATACAGATACTTATTAAATGCTTTTGCCCTGATAATGGGATAGTTTTAGACCCGTTTTTTGGGAGTGGAATAGTTGGCGAAGTTTGTCAAGAATTAAATAGGAATTTTATAGCATACGAAATTGACGAACAAAGGGTAAAAATGTTCAATGATAAGCAGGGTGCTAATGCTTTCCGCTAACAATAAATATACGCAATACTACCATAATTCACATATGAACATCAACAACTTACATTTGTAACAAAACCGAGTAAGTAAGCGTAAAAGGAGTATGAAAAGAATAATACTATTTAGAGGCTTCTCAGAAAGCCTAAACAAGTGGGTTGAGGGTGATTTGATTCAATGTGAGATAAATAAAAAATGGATTCTTCCAATTGAAATAAATAGCCTAACTGATATTATCCCCGTTCACCCCGACAGCGTTGGGCAGTTTACGGGGTTGTGCGATAAAAATGCAGATAAAATATTTGAAGGAATGCGAGTAAGAATAACAGGAGAGGTTTTGGGAGAGGTTTTATATAGAAATGGTTCATTTGTTGTCGAGAATAGCAATGGCGAGTTTTGGCACTTGCATAATTGGAGGTATCCTTCACTTTTGAAAATCACCAGCAATCTATTTAAACCATGAAAAACCAAAAACTATTTAACTATCTACATGAATTGGGGTTGATTGCAACCGATTCAGATATGCAGGAAATCATTAATATAATTAAACCAATGGGGAAAAAACAGGAACAAATTGACAGACTTCAATTAAGGATTGAGCGAATCGAGGCACACTTAGCCGAACAGCACATTCCGAATAATTTTGGGAAGTTGAACCATTCGGAAAAACCGAATAGTTCAGAACCCGATTACACCCATTTACTCCCAGAAGGCTACGAGTTCTGCACCGAGGAAGATGCGGAGAAGTGGGTGAAGGTGGAGATAATTTTGAGTGTGCCAGAATCGGAGCAAATGCAAGTTGGTTACATCTGGAACAATCCTACAATCCCATCCACTAACCGCTACCGCCCCATCCGACCTATCCAATACCACATCAGCGTACACGAATCGGTTACGGCTAAACCAATACAGGAAGTTGCTGAATATTATCAGCCATTGTTTAACCTATTGCATCAGGAACACAATGTAATTGCAACGCAAACCGAACTTGACGAAATAATTAGAACGGCTGAATCATTACGCAACTCTGAACCCGACCCGTATCAGGTGGATTGGGAGAAGGCTCCGGATTGGGCTAATGTGCATTGTTTTGATGAAATCGGAAAAGGTCGCTGGTATGGTGTACTTCACAACATGGGAAGAGAAGGCACTTGGAATCAAGTTGATTTTAAATCTAACCACACCCTCCCATCCGGCTTGGACTGGAAGAAATCATTGAGAGTTAACCCGAAATTGAAATGACCGAAACCCAATACATCCTTGCATTTTACGAGTGTGGAATGTCAATCTACGACATAGCCAAAATGTACGGCAAAGCCGAATCGACAATATTGAGGATAGTTAAGACGGGCAAGTAACTTTTTGGAACGAATAGCGTATAAGGAGTATGATAACATTTATAATGTTCAAGATTTCCGGTGGGGTAAATATTCAAGAATTTAAACTTGAAGCAATTTCAGACAATCATGCAATATCTGTTGCAAACGATTTCCATTATAGAAACGGTTTAATAGGCAGGTATTATTGCGAAACATCAACAGGTAAAACATTTAGCGTATCATGACATTCACACCATCAACACACCCACTATGGGCACTTGAATCCGATAAATACTATGCCGGATGGACGCTTACCCGAAACGAAATTCCAAAAGATACGGTACTAATAGACTTGAATCGTAACGAGGTTTACGAAGGCTTCGATGCTATTCCTTTGTCCTGCTTGTACCCCGATTGGTTTATGTCCGATAAAGATACACTCGCCTCGGATTGTGCCGTTATTATCAAACTTTACGGCAAACACTCGCATTATTTCGTTCAGGTCTGGGATGTTACTGATTGGAATAACGAAGCCCTGATTTATCGCATTACACCGGGCAAACTCGAATTCAAACGGGTTGACCGATACCCGATTAGTGGGGATGGGTTTTGGATAGGGGTAAAGAGGTAACGTATCGGGGCTTTGCGTAGTAGCCCTTAGTAGAAACTTAAAATTAACCACGACACTTGATAGGGCTATTACGCAAAGCCCTTGTTATGTGCCGTTAAAATTTAAAAACAGATGAAAAAATTTAGATTAATTCAATTGCTTACTGGTGTTCATTACATACACCATTTTCATTATTCATTCGGATTTAAGTTGCCGTTTATTGAGGTCGCTTATTTTAAAAACTTTGGATTTAAGAGAACCAACTCTCTTAAATTAAGAGGCAAAAACGGCAACGACATTAAGAAGCCGTATCACAATTGTACTTGGAGTGGTGTCTATTAATGGCACATAACGTTTTCGGGCTTGGCGAAGGCGGGGAATTTAACCACAAAAGTTTAATAGAATGACAGAATTTGATTTACATACAAAAGTTGATTTGGAAAACGGAAGCCCCGCTTTTGCCAAACCCGTGTTAGCTGCCGTGCCTTTCACCGAAGTTTATTTAGAAGACTGCACGGAGGCATTAAAACGCTTTAACGATAACCATTTTGATTTAGCGATAGTTGACCCACCTTATGGGATTGACGTGGCTAAAACTGGGAAGGTTGGCGGAAACAACGCAGGTAAAGCTAAGGATTACGGAGCTAAAGAATGGGATAAACAGCCACCAAATGAAGAATATTTCCGCCAACTGTTTAGAGTATCCAAAAATCAAATTGTGTGGGGGGCTAATCACTTTATTAGTAAAATGCCACACGATAGTAGCTGCTGGCTTGTGTGGGATAAAGACAATACAGGAAACTTCGCTGATTGTGAATTGGCTTGGACTTCATTTGATACTGCAGTAAGGAAGTTTCAATGGAGATGGAACGGAATGTTACAACAGAATATGAAGGACAAAGAAGAACGGATACATCCCACACAAAAGCCAGTAGCATTGTATGATTGGATTTTACAGAACTATGCAAAGCGTGGGGATTTGATTTTGGATACTCACTTGGGAAGTGGAAGCTCACGAATAGCAGCGGACAAAGGTGGGTTCAACTTTGTTGGATTTGAGATTGATGCCGATTATTACGAAAAATCTAAAAAGCGTTTTAATGACTTCAAATCACAACTACGAATGTTTTAACGGAGGCTGTCACGGCATGGCAGCTAACAACAGGCTTTACGCAACAATATTCTAAACCATATCTGACAATCAGCAATTTAAATATGTTTATCCACAAAAAAATAATCCGCCCCTCCGACATCCGCAACCGAATCGAGGCAAGGAGATTGAATCGAAGTAATTATTATCCAGACTTCTATTATTTTATGTACAGGAAAGTTTCAAAAATCATTGAATTTGAATTAAACGATTGTAATTAACATGAAAAAAACATTTAAACTAACCCCCGAACTAACCTGCCCCGAATTGGAGGGGTACAAGTTGCCTAAGATACCAAATTATCAGGATGATGATATTGAGGGGATGGCTGAATCCCAATACGGAACTGACATTGATAGCATCAGAGGAGGTAATCCATACGACTTAAATAAAGATTTGAAAAGTGGCTTTGTTAGAGGTTACTCCAAAGCCCGTGAGAAGTACGAGTTTACCTTGTACGATATGGCTCAGGCATTCGCTTACGGTAGAACACTTGAGCCATTTGATTCATTTGATGACTTTATCGCATCCCTCCGCACCCCACGCATCCCAATTGCGATTGAGGTGAAGATGGTGCGATATTATAATCATGCTTTGGAGATTTGGCAATTAATTCCCGCCACGCACCCAGACGCAACATTGAAAGGAGTGTGGGTTTATGAGTAAAGACAAAGCCCTCGAAATACTTGAATATCATCAGCAGTATCGACAAGGACTGATTGATGAAATGAAATACACACCACGCCAAATTACTGAGGCATTGGATGTCTTAATCGAGTTTGTTAAAAAACATTCGTTGCCGGACGGACAACCGGAGTAATTTTACCCGGTGATTCGTGTATAATTTCACCCTGTTTTCTCAGGTTAATATCAGCCCTGAACCTACCATAAAAAGCATAAAAAAACCGGACTAATTACAGCCCGGTTTCTTTTTTTTCTACCTAATCAATCAATCCTACCTGTGCTTGTCAGTAATTAACTCATAGAGATTATGCCATGCTACGAACCATGTTACCATGAAGCAGGATAGGAAAGTGTTAATCAATATGTCTGAATAGCAATTGTATCCCCTGATCCGTTTCAAAAATACTGCACAGATTAAGTAACAAATGAACGGTGCCCAATAGATTAACTGCCAAATAATTAATGATTTCATATATCTTCCCTTCTCCTTTCCTGGAACCCTTCTCTGTTACGAGCTTTAAGGTCCATATCAAGACAATGCAGGACTGCAATAACAGATTGTACTGAACTTGCTTTTCCGGTGATGATATTAGAAACTGTTACTGGAGTAAGCCCGGTGATTTCGGCAATTTCGTTATTGGTCATTCCTAATCTCCGTTTTGCTACTGACATTTTCAGGTAGCAGTCGTCAATGAATTTTTTATACGCTTCATTTGCGTAGTTGTCTTTAAGGGTTGTTTTCATTACTTACGGTACATAAATAAAGTGATTGTCAATTAAATAGTAGTTCCGGATAACTCGGTATTTGCCCGGTGATACATGGAATGCGTGGGTTGAATCGTGCATGAGAAAGAATCCCCCTGAGTGCTTTCCTGTTTTCAGGGTCTTTTTGGCAATACGGTACATTCTGCTTGCTTTAATACAGTTGCTTGGCACTTGGGTTTGACAGCCCGTGAATATTGCAATAGCGAGCAGGATAACGAGGGTTTTTAGTGGATGTTTTTTTGCCTGTGGTTTCAGGTTATAATCTCCAGCAGGTAGACCGAGCTTCTCCCTGATGGCAATAAGCCTGGAAAGTTCTTTGGTTTCATTGTGCAAATCTGCTTGTCTTTCCCTGTATTCGAGGGATTTTTGAATGAATTTCATAGGTTTCAAAGTGTTAAATTGTGAATGATAAGTGTTGTTGCCATTACTAAAAGAATTACAATTAGCCATTCTGTGAATGACAAAGAATGAATGTTTTTCGGACGCTTGGGAAATTTTCTCATAACTCACAGGCTATTTTGAATGCTAATTTTTTGGTGCAATTGTAGTTTGCCATTACCCACTTTGTTTTGTCGGCAATATTCCAATTTCTGAAATTGTCAAAACCGCCATTGGAATTGATTTCCGCAAGGATTGAATCCTTTGTCTGTCTTTTAATTGTTTCTGTACTCATAACTTTTTTTTGGTTTTAATTAGGTGAATATCCCGGAATCCGTCCGGTACGGTTTGAATGTGAATTATTGATTATTTTGGGCAAATTTCCAAACATTGTAATAACTGGTAAGGTATCCGGAATTTTCGTACTTTGATTTAAAAAACCTGTCTAAACTGCAAATATTTGAAATTGGACTGCTGTTATACTCCCTTACTAATTGGGTGTATAATTGTTTCTCTTTTGGTGTTAAAAACATAAAAAACGGTTTAAGGGTGAATGATTAAATTAGGAGTATTTGTAAGCAATTACGGCATCTTCGCCACATTTTGAAATTGCTATGAAATAGGCTGAAAAAGCGGTCTGACCATAAACGCCACAAAAAATACCCGGCTTATCAACTCTCATAAACATTGACAAAGGTAAAATTTCGGACCTTTCCGAGTCAATAACAAAGGATTCATTCTCTAATTCTGAGGGACTCAAATAATCCATTTCCTGTCCTACTTTGATTTGTTCATCAAAGGATAGGTCCCAAAAGGATAAAACAGGCGAACGAAAGTAAAATGAAGTTTTCATAAGTGATAAAATGATTAAGTGGTGAATTGATTAACTGACAGCAAAGTAAAAGCAGGATTTTATTAAAAACAAGTAGTATTTATAAAAAGTTAACAAATAATTTATAACAACCTGATTATCAACCAAAAAAAATTTTAATGAATAAGTAAATTATATTTAATTAATCCTATCTCAAACGAATAACCAGGCACACAAACGAAACTAAGGACCTGAATAAAAACCAGGCTCAAACGATACCAAGGAAAGGACCGGAATAAACTAAAACTTGATCCCTTTGAATAGGTTTTAAGGGAGGGAGTAATTTCCGTATCTTTTGTACAAAGGGAAAGTAAGGAAATTTTTCAATCCTAAATTCATTCAACCGAATTCAACCGAACCCGAACCCGGCACGAATGAGCGTGAATATAATACCATTATACTAATAGTGTGTACTTATAAGTTATATTATGTTAAGTAGGATTTATCTCATAGGTTAACAGGTTGATAAGCAAGCAATTAAGGAACGAATGATACCGGATTCAATATAATAGTATTAAGGTACTGACATACTGGCATAATTCAAGGCCCTGCAAAGGATAGGATAGGCACGAAATTGAACCTCCCCTTTGCCGGTTTGCGGATTTTGAATTTTCGCCACAGCCAGGACCGGGGGTGCTTTTATATAATCATACCCCCACTTCACACACGAAGTTAATTTCAGCGAGCAGGCTTTGATTGGTTTTGGTTTTACACATACGAAGTTTGTTTCGATAATTCGGATTGCGTTTCATGGCTTTGGGGTTTCTCGCCCGAAATTGCTACTACCGGATTTTACACTGCTAAAAAAATCACGCACACCCCCAAATGAGGATTTGTTCGTCATGGAAGGGTTGGGATTGCAGGGCATGAAAATGCGAACAAACCGCAATGCGTGGGGAATGAAATTTAAAGCGGCTGGTTGTGGGATGATAGGTGTTCAGGGTATCGGTAATTAAGTACACTGCAAATTGGTTATCAAACGACCACCCCGAAAAAATGAATGAGGGCAAATTGGGAGTTGTGAACCGAAATGAATTTTTGAGTGGGTGGGTGGGAGTAGTATGTTTTTGAGTTTAAGTGCTGTGGTTAGTTTAGTTTGTGAGTTAAGCACTAAACGATAAAAATGATAGGCTGAAGGGAAGGGAAGCGGAGTTGGAGTTCGTATAACAGGGATGTGCTTTTGATTAAAAACAGTAAGTAAAAAACTGCGAAGCACATCTAAGATAAGGGGCTTTTGTAACTGCTTGATACTCAGTATTTGGGTTGCTAAAAAGTGCCTCAAAAACCACAGTTTCTTGTCGTTTTCGGAAAAATAATTACACAAATTGAACGCTTTTTTGTTTTTTGTTTCATTCTTGCTAACTTTGTGATATTAATTATTATGGATAGTGATAAAGTAGTTAATGAGGCTGAATTGAGTCCGTATTGCGGTAATAGGTATAGGTATGTTAGGTATTACAATGACAGTATCTTTAGCCTTAACAATATGAGTGATAGTGAGTTCAGGCTATTTCGTTCATTGCTTTTCCATAGTGATGTTTTAAGCAACTGCGTTATGCTTTGTGATAGCAGGGTTAGGTTTGATGTAATTGGGATAGCTTATAGGGGTATTGATAGTTGGGATGGCAATGTCAGGAGGTATCAGCGTGATATGAAGGTATTGAAGGCTAAAAGGTTGGTATTGAGTAGTAATAGTGTAACAGGTCGTAGGAGTGTTATGGTAAATCCGAGAGTTGCTTTTGCAGGGGATTTTCATGACAGGAAAAGGGCTATTCAGATTTGGGATAGGTTGTTTGGTAGTAAGGTTTAGGTTATGGAAGAAAATAAGGAACCAATTGAATTAAGCGAAGCAGACATGAAGTGGGTGAAGGATGTTGCATTTAATGAGTTTAGCGGAAAGAGTGATGCTGAGTTGGGGGATAGGTGTGTGAACTGTGTTAAGTTTGGGAGTGATGGTATTTGTGCTGAGAGTAAATTGGTTGTATTAAAGACTGACTGTTGTTGGTTGTTTGAGGGTAAGTAATATGGAAATGTTAGATTTATTGAGTTTGTTGTTAGCCTTTATTGGCCCTAACTTGTATTGGTACATTTTATTAAAGAGAAAAGAATCTGAACACGAAAGGGTTTGTCGTGTCTATGATAGGGTAATTGAATCAATGGATAAGGACATAGAAAATCTGCAAAGTAAATCCATTTTGTTCGATAAGACTATCATTCCGGTAGGTATGACCGAGGAGGAGTTTATTGAAAAAGTTAGGTTAGGAGAACCTGTTGGTGTAGCATTAGGTGGCAGGTCTATTGAAGATTGCATTGCCTACATCAACAAATCATTTATTAAGTAAAATTGTAAATAAAGTAAGTATATGGCAAATTCAAATTCATTGTATTCAGAGTTCCATCAGGGCTTAAAGCCGGGTCAGGGAGTATGTAATGTAAACCACAAAACTGCCGGTGATAAAAAACCTGCGATTGATGCTGTTGTTCGGTTTCCTTTCAAAATTGTAACTGACGAAGGAGAAGTGTTAGAAGCAGGAACCCTAATGAAGTTCAGTTTTTGGGCAAGAGAAAGTAAGAGTGGAAAATTGTGGTACTCAGGAGGAGTATCTGCATTGGGGGAGAAGTTTTATCGTGGTGGTTCTTCAACAGGAAGTGGGAATACGGGCGTTCCTACTACATCGACTCCCAATTCTGCTACCGCAACTGGAGCATCTGGCCCAACCCCTACTACGGTCCATGGACATTCTTCACAGACTACGGAAGACGACCTTCCGTTCTAAAACGACAGTTTAGGTTTGGTGGGTTTCACGAGTATGTAACCAACTATAATCCAGGCATGGGGTTCTTGAATAAGAACAACAGGAAGAAGAGTGTTTACGACATTGATTTCTATGGGCATATAAGATTGCCTTTAGAGTTAGGTGGTAAATTGTGCAGAGTTGGTATCTTTGTGAAACTAATGCCTGATAAGAAAACTCAGTACCTGAGCTTGAAGTTTATTGATCGTGAAAGTGTTTTTGAGGATAAGATAACTATTAAAACCGAGAAGATGCTTGCTGAAATGATAAACGATGGTAGTGTTTATGAGTTACCTGGTGTCAAGGAGAAGTTCGGGGAAATTGATAATATCGTAATAGATGGATTTAACGAAGTCAATGATGAATACTGATAGCGAATTAATTAAGGAGGATAAACCTGTGTGCCGTCCCTGCGAAGAGAAGAATAGGTTAATTGAGGGTAGTATTGTTGCTGGGCAGGTAGAAGGATATGGTATAATTGACAAGGCTAAGAACCTTGTTAGAGGCGTTGTTGATATGGTCAATGAGGACTATGTAGATAATTTGGAGTACATGAGGCGTAAGGAGATATGCCGTGGATGTCCACACAGGATGAATGTACTTACCGGTAAGTTTGAGGAAAAGAAGGTCAGCAAACTTGATAAGTGTATGGCTTGCGACTGCTTTTTGATTAGCAGAGTAGGTAAGATAAGGGGTAAGGTATGGCTTAAGAACCAAGATTGTCCTTTGGGGAAGTGGAAGGTTTAGGGGTTCGTATGTGATACACTAATTCATATCCTAATTCGTGTATAGTTTTTACATATTTGTCTTCGCTTTTTTCAGCATTATCAAGTTCTTCTTTAGTGAACAACTGAAACTCCTCTAAGCGACTTCTTGATTCTTGAATAAATAATCGGTTTTCAATTTTACCTAAGATTGTACCTTTTGTTTTTCTTACTTCAAGAAAGTCTGAGAATGATAGTAGTGTTGTTTTCATATTGTGATTACAAGTTCTTATCAAGTAATTCAAGGATAGCCAACCATGTCTGTTTTTTCTTGAAGTAAATATCCATTTCCATAGGACCAGCCTTCTCACGATTGAGGTAAACGGTCAAACCAAAAATCTCCGAATCATCTTTAAATCCATAATACCCAGCGAAGTCAATCTGATTGAAACTAAACATAACAAAGCCATCTACATAGATTTTTACCCTGCCATTGTAAATCTTAAAGTCGTAGGTGTGTTTTTTAGGTTGTGTTTTCATAATCTTATTTCTTACGAGTTTCTGGGGTGAAAGTTACAGTGAATTGGGGTTATTTACTATTATTACTATACTTTATACTACTTACTTAACTATACTTCCTCTTTGTTAGACCCTGAGATTACTGAAAGTAGTACCATCCCCAAATTTGCTTCCAAATCCAGGTTGGTACCTTTCAGTTTCAATCAGTAACAGGTTTTTCCTCCCCGTTGAGCCCTTTCGATAAACTGCCCAATAGTCAACACATATGTGCTATTAGGTTGGAGCCGACTTTCAAGTGATATGCCACCCATCCAAACACTGTTTCTCCTTTGTAGTCAGTTTGCGGTGTGTTAGGAATCCCCCCGGTACCGCTTTTAGTTAGTACCCCGGTGGTCTTTTATTCCCTCCCGATACATAACCGAGTTGCTTTCCGGGTATCCCTATAAAAGAAAAAACCCGAAGGGCTTGACGGGCTTCGGGCTTTAACTTGTTCTGTGATGAACACTATCTTTAAGTTACCCCGTTACAGATGTCAAGCCGTAACAACGGAACAAAGGTATATTGCGATTACGACAATCCCAAATAAAAGTTACATTTTGCTGAAAATATTTTTTTCATTACCTTTGGGGAAACTAATTACCGTCATGGCAAAGAAAAAAGATTCACCCGAAACTACTGCTGAAACCACTACTCCGGTTATCGAGGCAGTTCCTGAAACAGAAAATGTCGTTACGATTCATGTAATAATGAACGGAAAGACGATTGTTAAAACTTTCACTGTTAAGTCTGAGGACGAAATAGAAGAAAAGATTAAGCGTATCCAGCGTTCTGTAAAGTTTTGGGGTTCTATATTAGTCCGGATTCTTGTAAACGGGAAAGCCAATCAGAAGTTGATTGATAGGATTAATAAAATCCTCGGTAAGTAAGCATTTAACCAAACATATTTATGACAGAAGTTAAGCCCAATGGTGTAAAAGTAAAGCACCGTACCTCAAATTTTGAGGTAAGCATAGACGAAAATACGGGAAGGAAACTTAAAGTCAGCGTTGATGTAGAAAAAAATGATTTCATCATTCACGGAATACCTAATCTGCTAAAGGAGGCTGAAAATTTCAAATTCAACCAACAAAGCATTGATGTAGATATTCGTGCATTAGATGAACTTTTTAAGCATACAATGGCACTTTTGTATTCAGCCCGAAACTCAGGACGGCTCGAAACAGAAGTGTAGTAAATGCCTGAACCAAGAGCAATAAATTACGAAAAGATACTATTACAGAATCTTTCAGACTTGTATTCAATGTTATTTGAGTACGGTGCTGAAAGTGTTATGCCCCCAAAGTATGTCGTAGAACTTGAACGCAAAGGTCATGCGATAAACAGCGACTATGCCCCTGGTGAATACATTGCCAAGGCATTCAGAAAGAAACGAATAGCGAGGTCAAAACGGCTTACAGGTAAACTTGAACAGAAGTTCGGGCAAACACATACAAAGCAGTTATTCGAACAAGTTAGCGATAACTACATAGAGATCTTAGAGGGGAATTTCAAGGATGCACCTACGGTAATTGTTACCGAGGAACGCAAACTTCAGGAGCAAGAAAATGTCCTTACGCATTACAGGGGCGGTAAGATTGTCAAGGCAGATTGGATTCCATATAGGAATGGTGATAAGTTTGATTTCGACACAACCTTCGTTAAGTGGGTAGATTCATGGTTTCCAAGAGGGTTCAGTTATGCAACAGAATACTCTAAATTTAATCTTTATTGCCAACAAGCAGAGGATTGGTACCAAGCAGGGTATGATATAAACAATGCTTTTGGAATTGACGAACAAATTGATTTCTGTGTAGAGGAAAAGCGTAGGTATGAGCAAAACAGCCTGTACTATGTGTATAAAAACGGCAGGTTAAAGGATGGTAGTTACGATGGTGGCAGAAGGCGAATAGAGCCTTACAAAGCACAGAAACTACTTTTGTACTTGCTTGATTGCGAGTTATCTGCTGTAATCGGTAAAATGAGGCAGTTGGGTATTACGAGTATAATCGGAATGGGTGCTGCTTCTAAGACTATGTACCGCAGAGAGTGGTTTACCAAGTACATTTGTGAGGATGACAGCAAGACCCGAAGCGTATTTGAGGATAAAATCAAGTACCCGATAAGCGAAACGCCACACTATTTGGTTCCAAGTAGTTTTAGCGACCAAGAAAGGCAGTTGAAGTTTGGCTTAAAGGAGGTTAAGGGTAGAGTAGATGGAGCAAATTCTAAAGTTGAGGTAGTTCCTCCAAGTGCAACGGCTGTGAACTCAGGTAGTCCTCAATTAGTGCTTATAGATGAAATTGGGAATATCCCTATTCTGACTAAAATGGTCAACGAAGCTCGTCCGACTATGTTTATTTACAATCCAGAAACCAAACGGATTGAGTACAAACGGCAGTTGTTTATGTGGGGAACCGGTGGAGAAATGAAAACCGATAGTTTTGAAACAGAGTTTAAGGCTGCATTAGAGAATTGGAAGAAAAGGAATTTCAAGTACGGAATTATACCTGTATTTCTTGATGCTTTTTGCAAACCAGGTATCGAGGGAGAGTTTTATGAAAGTGAAAAAACCAATGCTTATTCGAAAATCGGTGCCGACAGAGATGCTACTATAAGTCAGTTTCATGCCGGTTATCCCGTTCATATTGACGATATGTTCATCCGGAGTGTAAACACATTGGTTCCTATTTCTACCTGCAATAGTCATTTGAAAAGGATATGGGATTTAGAGGATGCTGCAAAACCTATTTACGGCAGATTTGAACCCGTTTTTGATACCAATAGTCCTACTACTGATATTAATGATTGGCCATATAGAGTTGTTGGAGTGATATTCGTGCCAATGGCTTACGAGGACGATCCACCAATAATTATGTTTCACGAACCCGATAAGAGGTGGAAGCATAGATATTTTCAGGGAACCGACCCTATAAATACAGAGAGTGGGCATAGTAAGTTTTCGAGTACGATTTGGGATGCCGAGTGGAATACCATTAGTTGTCAGTTATTTTGGCGTGTTCGGAATTTTATGGAGTGCTACCAACAGAGTTTATTGATGGGGTTATACTATGACCAAAAGGAGTGGAAGGGTACACCTGAGTTGATTGAGTACAATATTGGAGGGGATTACATTGGGTTTAGGGAGAGGAAAGGATTTGACAAAAACTTGATTTATAACAAGGAGTTGAATCCTATGATGCACATTGACGGCTCAAGAATAGGTATAAGCAATAAGGCTGCTACTAAGGGTAAGATTATCAATAAATTGAAGGAATTGTCTGAAATGTATGGGGATAATATTTACATTCAGGAGTTCTGGGAACAGCACAAAACATTTATTCAGAAGGATACTGCTAACGGAGGTATTAAGTGGCAAGCCGAGAACCTAAAGAAGCATTACGATGATATTCTTTTTAGTTCAACTTTTGCGTATATGGCTTCACAGGTTTATCAGAGTAGCCACAGGTATCCGGAGTTCATAGATGAAAACAGACCTAAAAAAGTAAAGAATACTTTTGTCAGGGATGCCAATGGGAACCTAAGGAGAGTAGTAAGTTTAGTTTAATTTTAATTTATATGTCAGACGAGAAGTTCATTTTACCACAATTTCAAGCCCCAAGTGAGGCAAATCAGGCAGTTCCACAGATTGAGTTGCCAGAGGGCGTAGCCAGAGTAGATTTCTTTGTATTCGAGAGAACGATGAAGAAAGATGGAAGTATGGATATGCAGTTAAGAATTGATAGTTCAGACCCTGAGTATCCGAATACCTTGTCTGCCTTTGAGGTAGTAGGGGTATTAGAAACTGCGAAGTTTAATGTAATGCAACACAGGTTTGCTAAAGGATGAAAATATTGACCCCGGCAGGGTTGATATAATCCTGCACAACACTCAATTGAAGAAGTTGATAATCAAACGCATAAAGGATTTCAATGTAAGTCCTTTGCGTTTGACGGCTTCGACAGGGGTGAAGTACGATGATTTGAGATTGTGGCTAATTACAGACAGCGTAAATACTAAGTATATTAGTCATTATGAGGTACTTAGAGTTTGTGCATTGTTAAAAGTTAAGTTAAGGGTTCAGTTAATAATTGAGGATAAAGAGGTAAGTCCTGCGATAATAACAAAGCAAAGGTATGACAGAGAAAAATCAGATAGGGTTTCAGAACAAAATCAAACGGAAATTACCGGATACATCAGCGAAGTTACGGGAGTTAATGCCAACTCATTTAGAGTTGATAGAGTATTTGGTGAAAATGACGGCAGAAATAACCTCAGTGGAGGCGAAGCGGAGTTGCCCCAAGGAAATAAAGCACATATTGAGGGAGTTAAGGAAAGTAGAGATACTGACAAAGATGTACCGAAAAGAGATTCAGGAAATATGGATACAAGATATGAAATATGGAGGCAGAGAGAGAGGGGCGGTTCTGAGTAGTTCTAAGGCGGTTCGTGATAGGACAGATGAAGATTTTATTGAGGAATAATTTATTTTTTTGTATAGTTTCTTAGACAATTGTATATTTGTATCAAGTTCAACTATTTATTTAACAAAAAATGGCTTTAAAGAATTATTCACTCATTGGGGTTTTGAACACAAACCCTTCCGTTGCTGCCGATGTGGCGATTGCAAACGGAGAATTAAGTGTTCAAGATACTACCGTAACCGTTGGCAGTTTGTCATGGGGCGGTGTAATTAAGTGGGTAGATATTACGGATAACACCGTAACCGCTTCAAGTGCTGGTGTATTTTCCGTAAAGGAATTTAACACTGCTGCTGTTGTTCCTACCGCAAACACTCAGTACACGGTTCGGATTTTCCCTGACCCTGCAAGTGGAATTAATCCAAGTACCTACATTTACATTACTGGTACTACTGCTCCTGCGATTGCAGCTTTGGTTACTGCTATTGCAGCACAAATAACAGCAGATTCCCAAGGAACTTACACTGCTACGAATGTTGCAAACGACCTTCGTATTCAGGGTAACTTAGGTACTTTGAATCAGGAAGTTTATGACTTCAATATGAGCATTAGCCTTGCTGTTACTCAGACCGTAGTTACTGCATTGGTTCAGCCAAATGGTACTCCTTCGGTAATTAATGCCAACACAGGTATTCCTTTGGCAAATCTTACTGCTGCGACTTACAACACCTATGAGGTTGCCTACACAGAGAAAGTTCAGAATGCCGCAGGTACTTTTGAGGTATTCAATCGTGAGGCTGTTGTCTATGTAGATGACACCGCAGATATTCTTTTCGCTGGAAGTTGGTCTTCTATCTTTGGTGGTACAGGTGTTGCTGCCGATTACTTGGCTCGTCCGTAATTCTAAATCGGGTATATAAAAAATGGTTGAACTGCCTCCACAGGAAGAAATGGGAAAGCATCCCGAATCTCAAAAAGTGGAGAAACTCTCTAACGAAAGAGGTTTGGGGGCTGAAACCAAAAAACCTGATGTAAGTCTTGGTGAGGATATACTGTTTGTTCCTAATATCAATAAGGACAATCGGTATATCCTTACTGATTTACGGAAAGAATACCCTGAACTTGGCAGAATTGAAGAGTTCAAAATACTAAAGACTTGGCAAATGTACTTTGTGTGGCTATACGCAAGCCCGTGTAGCGAATACGCAAAGACTGAAATGGCTGAATCTTCAAGGCGTAACAGGTCAGTAAAACGGGCTATGTGGGATGTCAATAAAGACAGACTGCGTGATGGAATAAGCAATCAGGATTTCGACAATTACCTAAGAGGTACCTTTTCCGAGGAAGTAAACACTGCTATCCGAAGAATGGAAATGTTCAATCCCAATGCCAGGTTCAAGGCAAGGTTGATGGCTGAAAAGATATTGGACGATTTTATGTATTTTCTCAATAGAAATCCAGAGGAAATTACAGATACCGATGAAAGAAAAAAGTATGTTGATATGTGCGTGAAGATTCACGAAGAGTTACCAGCAGTAATAAAAAATGTGGAGGAGGGATATGGTGTTCGTACAGTTTCTAAGAAGATTGAAATAGAGGGTATGAAAGGCAGAACACTTATGGATATGGCACACGAAAGAGAAAAACAAGACAAATAATGGAATACTCAACTACATCTATAAGACCGAATAGGATTACCGGTATTGACGGCAAGAAAGGTGAGGATTATGATTTAGCTTGGGCAAACTATATTGTTAGCAGAATCTTTGATTGGAGGCTAACTTTTTTTAGAACAAAAACTGATACCAATTGGATGTTCCTTTTATCGAACTACCAAATGAAGTGGCAGTGGATGTTGGATGAAGATATTGATACATTCCTTAATGACGAAAGTGGACAGCCTAATGGCAGGGTTCGGTGGCAAGATAATATTATGGCACCTGTACTTCGTCAGTATGTAGGTAATGCTATTAGGACAAGTTTCGAATACAGGGCAGAACCCCTAAGCGAGAGTATTCAGCAGAAACGAGATGAAGAAATGAGCAAAATGATGATTATTTCCCAAATTGCTCAGGAAATGGGAGGTATGTTCAAGGATATTCTTCAAGACCAATTCCCGATTGGAGAAGGACCAGAAGATGCTGAAAGACTATTTGATGGTTATTATTTCGATACCCTTACTCGTGATGTAAACAACTTGATTAAGGTTGTTGCTGACAGGAATGATTTAAACGGAAAATTAAAGAAGTGGCTTACTAAGCAATTATGTGCTTCGGGGCTATGTGTTGCATTTAACAAGGAACATTTCGGACACCAAGTATTTGAGGGTTTAGATAGCCGGTATTTCTTTTGGGATGTAAGTGCCCAAAAAGATGACCTAAGCGATTCTATGTATATGGGCCATAAAGCGTTTTTAGACCCTACCTACATATATGAGAAGTACCCTGATTTGACCTTACTCCAAAGGGAGGAAATCGAGAAGATTGCAAGTTATCAGAACAATGGCGACCAATTTGACAATGGTTTATGGACAGGCGACCAAACAGGCAGGGTAAGTACCTATTATGCTTTTTGGCGTGATATTGAGGAACACGAATACGGAGTAGTTAGCGATGAAATGGAGAATGAGTTATTTGTGCGTATTAACTACGAAGGTGGGAAGTACGAAGACAAAGACCTCATTGTTGCCACAGACGAAAAGTATAAAAAGATTCTTGGACAGGGTTCAGGAAAGAATCGTAAGAACAAAAAGAAGCGGAAATTCAATGCTGATGTAGTTCGGTATTGTGTATTTGTGTACGATATTTCAAGCAGTGCATTTGGCGAAGACGATGATATGGCTCCAATTGTTTTGGAGTCAGGAATTATGCCTTATCAGGAAACAACGAGTTTAGATCCAAGCAGTGCAAAATTCCCATATAGCGTCCAGACCTTTGAGTATTGGAATGGAATGGTGGTTAGTCCGTTGGATTCTATGATTGACCCACAGCGAATGATTAACCGTTTTTGGTCAGCACAGGAGCATCAAGTTAATAGGGCAGTTCCACCTGTTACATTAATTGACAGAGGTATTATTGACGAGGAGGAAGGTGAAGAAGGGCTTAGAAGGAATATCCGTAATGGCGACCCTGTATTGGTAAATGGCAAATTTGGGTTGAATAATGCTGTTGCGAATATACCTGGAACAAGGCTTGATGGGTTTGAGTATTTAAGTGCAGCGATTGGTCAGGTAAAAAGTGCGGCATTGGCAATTACGGGTGTAAACGAGCAAATGCTTGGAACCGGTAGTTTAGAATTGGTTAGAAATAATCAGGCAATGATTAACAGAGGAACACTTATTCAGGAGGATTTCTACTTTAGTTTGGCTGATTGCATGAAGCAAATGTATCAGAGTATTGCTAACAGGGGTAGGAAGATATATGCTGATAGTCCACACACTTTGATAAATGCTGTTGGGGATGAAGGTGCTGAGAGAATAAGTTTTACGGCTGATGACCTATTGGCTGATTTCCGCATTAGTTTACAGCGTAGCGAACCCGAGAAGGAGTTGATTAACCAAGGTAATGTTGTTGCGATGCAGTTGTTACAAATGGGTATGCTTGACGAGAATACTCTTAGCAAGGTACTTAATTTGTGTACTCCGGCTGAGGTTTATAGTGCAAGTCGCAGGTATCTGAAAATGAAACAGGAGATTCTGCGTCAACAAGAGGAGGCAATGGCAGCACAAGGACAGGCTATGGAGGCACAGGCACAGGAGCAGCAGATAGCGAATCAGATGCTACAATTAGAGCAAATGGAACGGGCTGATGCGAATATGGCTGAGAATAGGGATGCTAAGTTATTGGAAACAATGATGAAGTCAGAGGCTCAAATGGCAAGTCGGCAACAACCGAGGCAACAAAGTAATCAAGTAATGTAACAATTTAAACTCCACACATATGATGATGCAACCAAAACCTGCTAAAAAAATGGCACCTGCCAAGAAAATGGCACCTGCTAAGAAAAGTTCTCCTGCTAAAAAAGCGGTTCCTGCGAAGGGTAAGGCAACTGCAAAGAAAGCAATGATGAAGTACAAAAAGTATTAACTTTGCTTTTACACTTCAAACGAGAGAGTGTCCGAGGGAATCAGCATCCCTCGGACATTTGTTTTTATTTCAATTGTATATTTTTCTGTCCGTACAATTTTTTGTACGATAATTAGGAATTTTATATCTTTGTCTAAAATAATGGACAAAGTATGTCAGAACAACAAGCACTTTTAACCCCTGAACAAGAAGTAGAAATCAGGGAGGTAATGGAATTAGACCCCGTTCTAAACCATTTATCACCGGTAGAATATGCCAAAGCAAAGGGTTATTTAACCGAAGTAGAGGATACTCCCAGACAACAAGCACCTGAAACAACTGAAACTCCCGAAAACACCGAAGCACCTGTAATTGAGGCTGAGGTAGAATTTGAGGAAGAACAGGATGAAGAAGAAGAAGTAAGCGTATTTCAATCTAAGAAAGGTACTAAAGTAAATTTCAAGGATGAAAGCGAAGCCAAAGGTTATATCAAGGAAAAATTAGGAATTGATGTAAACACCCCTGCTGGATATGCAAAATTGGTTGAGGCTTTTAACAAGCAAAGAACCAATGCACAGAAGGCAACAGAACTCGAAAAATACAAGGAAGATATAGAAACAGCATTTGCTGAAATGCCTCCTGAAATCGTTAAGGCTATCGAAGCCTATAACAATGGCAGTGATTGGAAACAAGCAATTATGTCTGCTCCTGGATTGAAACTTGATTTTAATAAAGACTTGGAAAGTCAGGACAGATGGGCATTAATCGAAGCCTATGCACCAGATGAATTGACTCAAGAGGAATTTGAAGATGACCCAAATTCTAAAGAAGTCTTACGCTTGTTAAGGGTTGCTGAAAAAGCTTTCCGACTTGACAAACAACAGAATGACCGGCAGGTTGCTGAGGCAAAGCGTGTTCAAAACGAAAGACAAAACTCTTTCAAGAATTCCGCACTCAGTTCACTCGAACAGGTCAAGGCTGACTTCCCTGGTATTGACGACAAAGAGTTGAAGAAACTCGAAAAGGTCTTAACAGGTGGCGGTTTAGGTTCTGAGTTTTTCAACAAGGATGGTACTTATCGGGTAGATGCCGCCAAAAAACTTGCATTAATTCAGTATGCTCCCACAGAAATCGAAAGATTGAGCAAAAAACTTACGAAGTTACAGCAGAAGAACAAAGAACTTTCTGACCAACTTGCAGGGGTTGTTAGCCGAGGGAGAGATACCGTTGCAGATGAAAAAGGTGGAGATAGTTCTATGAAATCCAATGAGCAAAACATAGTACCAGATTGGCTTCGAACTAACACTCACAAAATTTAATTCTTAAAAAGAAATGGCAAGTACACAATACACCCCGCCTAATGCAGCGTATAATAATAACGCAGCAAACCCCCTTGGTTCCTTTTGGGGAGGTCTAACAGGCCAACAACAAGCAATCCTCGAAAGAGAGATTTACACTTCGATTGTAGATTCTGCCCCACAGCAGTTTTACGATTTGAAATTGCTTATGGACAAATCACCTATCACTAAGACAAGTGATGAACACGAGTGGTTTGAAGCCCCTTATGACCGTTATGGTCTTCCTGTAAATGCCGTAAGTGCAACCGTTACATGGCCAACTACTCAGAATGTAACCCTTGTTACTTCTGACAATGTTACCTTGAACATGGTATTGACTTACCCTAACAACAAGCAAGGAACTGTAACTGCTAAAGCCGGTAATGTTATTACCGTTACTCCAATGCAGAACGACAGTCTTCCTGCTATTGCAGCAGGTGATGTTCTTACTTTTGCTTCTCAAATCGAGGGTGATAGTGCTACCAATATCAGCAACTACTACCGTTTGAACCTTCAGCGTAAATACAATTACATTTATCTGTTAGCGATTGGTATGCGTTATGGTTTTGTTGAATTGTTGAAATACAAGTCAAACAACTACCTGCCTACTTTCCTTGCAGACGAGCGTGATAGAATGTTAAAAAACTTCCGTATCTCTATGTCCAACCAATTGTGGATGGGTAAAAAAGGTATGATGTTCTTGGCTGACGGAACTCCCGTTAAAATGATGGGTGGTATCTTGAACGAAATGTTGGCTGCTGGTAGTCCAAACATTCAAACTCCTATTTCTTCTTTTGGAGATGCCGTTGAATCAGCGTTGCTGAACACAATGGGTGGTCCACTTGGAGAAGAGAAGTTCTTGTTTGCTACCCCTACTCGTATCCTTCAATTGTCTAAGCAGTTTAAGTCTGCCTTGACTCGTTACACTCCAAACGACATGGTTGCTAAATTGAACCTGAACATGATTGACATCGGTTCAGCAAAAGCAGTTTTAGTACCTAATTTGCGTTTTGAGGACAGAGCAAGTTTCCCTGCTGCATGGCAAAATTATGCCTTCGTATTGCAGAAAGAGAAAATCAAAACTGTTAAATTGTTAGGCTATGATGCTACTTGGACAATTAATCCTCGTAACAACGGTGGTCCTTCTTTGAACAACTTCTATGAGTTCGGAATGAGTTCTTCTTTGGGCTTACAGTTTGAGGCTCCACAGTATTCTTCATTGATTACAATTCAGTAATTTCTTTGTATCATCGGTAAGGTTCAGGGAGGGCATTAAAATCCTCCCTGAATTTCCGATACAACTTATCACATTACATAAATTAAAATGGGACAGAACAATCAGCCGAAACCCGGCACAAACGCTGGAAACAACAGCGATAAAAGCCAAGTAGAATTACCTTTGACAGAGAAGGAGATTCACGACAATTCATTCACAGGTCAAATCGTTATCAATGATAAAGATGGCAAACCTGTTACTATCACCCTCGAACAACTCCGACAGATTCAGGAAAGCCTTGGTCCGAGAGTTATTCAAGTTGCAGAACAACATAATCGTGTTGCAGAGAAAACTACTGAAAGTACCAATCCTGAGTTACAATATCGGGTTGAGGATTACCTTGATGAACCCGTAGTATTCTTTTCTTTGCGTAGAGAGTTTATTGATTATGGTTGTTTCGACCACAAAACAGGACGATACCACATTCCTCCTTTTAGGGATGAAGGCAAGAATAAAAACGAGAATGGTGAATATCCGGTAAAACCAATTCACTTCCGGTTCAGTTATGCCGAGAAAGTTGCCAATTACAAATTAGGGGAGTTTAACGACATTCCTTTCTGTACTTATTTCTGTAAGAATCAGAAGGAGTTGGATTACTTGTTGAACCATCCGAAATTAGGAATTGAGTTCTTCCGTGCGAAAAATGAGATTACCACCACAGATACCATTCGTGGCAGAGCTTTAGCAGATGCAGCCAACGAGGTTGATGTATTGCGGAATGATAGCGTAATTGAGAGGTTGCAGAACTTAGGCAAGGAGGTATCTACCGATATGGGTCAGAATAGAAATCAGTTAATTGCTGTTTTGGCTGATGAAAGATTGAAGCAAGAAGATAAGATTATGGCCAACAACGCAATGCTTAGTAGCGATGGAAAGCGTAAGGCTATCTTCGAAATGGGTTCTAACAAACCTGCGGTACACGAGAGAGTATAAACTAAACTATGATACAGGTACAGACCATTATAGACAGAATGAAGTCGGCTTTAGATGCTGAGGGTAGTGATTACTACAATTTCGGCAGGGATTTTAAGCCAGCAATCAACTATGCTTTAGAGTGGTCTGTATCTGTTATTACTCCTTACCTTGGTCAAAAAAAGTTCTCCGAAGAACTATTTCGGGAATTGACTTTCAGTAAAATTTGGCAGACAAGTGAGTATAGCAGGGTGAATATCAATCCAGCAGATTTGAACAATAGGGATATTTGGACAATTCTTGCAATATACCCTAAGCCTTATGTAGTTGTTGAAAATGCTTCTGATTTAATTCCTAATCTTCCAGGTACTTACTACAACGAGATTCAGCCTTATTTGAATCAGCAGGTTTTTAATGCACCTATTGTTACACAGGCTTGGAATGCCACAGGATTAACTACATTACTTCCGCACGAGGGTACATTCAGACCTGAATTAAGTTTCCTACGAAGCGATAAAAGTTGCCGTAGAGAGAACCTTGAAAGGTATGCAACTAATAAAGGAAATCCATTTGCACCGGGTAATATTTCCTACAATGACGATGTTACCGAATATGTTTATGTAAGTTACATTGATTATACTTCGGTTTATGGAGGTTACAAACTTACTATTCCCAGAGAATTAGAAATTGCACCCTATATTCCCAATGAATTAGTTGCTGTTTTCTACATTCATACTCCTGCTGAGGTAGTTTTAGCAACCGATACTATTCCATTTCCTGCAATTATGATGAATGTTTTAGTTTCTAAGGCATTGAACTATATCAGTATTAAGCAGAATAACGGCACGAATTTGAGGGGCACAACGGATCAAGAATTACTTTCATTACTTGGGGCAGTAGAGTAATAGATTATGGCACAGAATCCAAAGCAAGGCATTTTGAAGCGTGTAGGCGTGAGTGGTTTTAACAAGCCTAAGCGTACACCAAGTCATCCAACTAAAAGCCATGTAGTTGTGGCGAAAGAAGGGGATAAAGTTAAGACGATTCGTTTTGGGCAACAGGGAGTTTCTGGAAGTCCTAAGCGAAAAGGCGAATCTGATTCCGATAGAAAGCGTAGAGAGAGTTTCAATGCTCGTCATGGTAAGAATATCGCCAAGGGTAAAATGAGTGCGGCTTGGTGGGCCAAAAAATCCAAATGGTAGTGAATTAAAATCTTCTTATATTTGTATTCACAAAGTTCAACTAAAACATATTTCAAACATGAAAAAAATTCTTTTCCTCCTTTTGACAGCAGTATTGCTGTTTGCCTGTGAGCCTTCTACGGCTACTGCACAAAGAACAATTACCTATGAAGTTACCAATGGTTACTTTTTGGTAAAATCAGGAACAACTAAACTGGTAACTTTATCAGTATTAGACGCAAAAGTTGACACACTTCAAAGACCTTTAAATAACTTTGACCACACAACTTTGCGATTTATCGGAAATGGAACAGCTATAAATTTGCGATATTCTCCAACACTTGATACTATTGCAGGTCGTACTGCTGTTCAGGCTCGTGATATTATGAATCAGACTATTAATGCTGCGAAAGGAAATTATCTTGGTGCATATAAGAAATCACAGTTAATTGCCCCTGATACTGCTTTTACAGGGAATTACTACTACGATACCGATAGTGCTACCTTTAGATTCAAGAGAGCAACAGGTGGGTTCCAAAGTATTCAACCTAAGTTTTAATTAACCAACCATGAAAAAATTTCTGTTTTTATCAATACTGCTTGTTTGCGGATTATCTGTAAATGCTCAGGTGTATAGGGTTCTCAGTTATGAGTTCAAAAATGATATGATGATAGTTAGGACTGGTCCTAATAATTTTGTACATTTCAGAGCTAATATATCAAATGTTTACTTTGCACCTTTTGGTACACAAAACATTTTTGTTTACAGCGACAGAGCTTTGACGAATCTTATTTACACAAGAATTTTCTATTCAGGTACTCAGAATGGCGATACAATTTTTGGTTACACAAGAGACCAAGCGGTTGACTTGTTAAATCAATCTGTAAATGCCAAAAAAGGTAACTATTTGGGTAATTATCAGAAAATAGGATTATTTGTTCCTGATACCGCAACAGTTGGTTATTACTACTATGATAAAGACAGTGCATTGTTCAGAGTAAGGACGCAAGCATCTGGCTGGCAGAGTTTACAGCCTAAGAATTAAGGGTTAATTAGCGTTGCCTTTTGACAGAGCCCGGAGGATTGATGACCTTCGGGCTTTTTTTATTTGTCCTATTTAATATACAATTTCGTATCTTTGGGGTATGGCTGGATACACATATAGGGAGGTTGTCTATGATATTTGGCAATCCCTAAAACAGAATTTTGACGATGGAGAACTGACCTTAGCACAGGTTTTGTACCATGTAAGCGTAAGTGCTAACAGGTTGAAATATCAGCATTTAAACAATGAATTAAAGGATTCAAGCACGATTGGAGGCGATTATTTAAGGGTATATTCTAATATTCCTATTCAATCTCAAAGCACATCAAGCAATCCGAATGTAATTAAGAATCAAAAATATATCATCCTTCCTGCGAGAATAATTGACCTGCCGAGGGATGGAGGAATAAAGTTCATTACCTATGACCATTTAGACCCGAATTGCTGTTATGGCCCAAATCAGGTGAATTTCACACGAACTACACCGGGTTTTGGAATACAGAGGTTATATGGAAATGAGTATGAAAAACCGAGTGAAGCCAATCCATATTTCTATGTAGTTGAGGACGAAAGTGGAAATGGGGTACGGATTTATTTATTGGGTTTAGAATGTAGTAGTATTGCTAAATTGCAGATAGGGTGCTATGCCTATACTACTGCTGCTGATATTAAAAGCCTTGATGATATTCTTGATTTGCCGGAACACCTGATTGAGGTATTGAAATACAATGTAATCAGCCTTGGCAAATTTGTATTAGCAACGATTAGTGATAATATCAACGATGGTCAGAATACACTTTCGGCTGAAAGTGGATTAAGTCGTGCTGACCAATTGTATCAGCAACAAGTTACACAACAATTACAGGGAGGTAATTAATTATGGAATGGAGCGATAGAATTACTGCTGACGATATTATTTCAGAGGTAAGTATGATGCTTGATGATGCAGATTTACAGAGGGGATTAAGTCGTGGGTACTATATGAATAGTGTTCAAAGGTCTTATGAGGATTTGAATTTGCAATCGTTTATGACTATTCTTACTAAGGATATTCCCTTGGTTCCCGGTAGGTTTACTTTGGATATGCCTTCTGATAGTTTCAATATTCGTGAAATGTATTTGCATAATGGCGTATGTTGTCAACCTGGAAGCGAAATGGCTGTTGTGCATTGGAAGAGGTTGTATAACAATAGCCAAGGTGGTCCTGGATATACGGCTTTAATAAAAGACAATCAGGCACAGGATTACTACTACAATGCAGGTGGTCAGGGGTTCGATATTCAGAGTACGGGGTTCACTACTTACTTTGCCAATATTGAGAATAGACTGATAATGCTTAGTAGTCCTTCTTTGGAGTTCAAGTATTTGAGGTTGGTTTATAATAGCCTTGGAGGTGAGATAGGTTCTACCATTGAGATTCCGAGAGTAGTTAGGGAGTGCATTACTTTAATGACTGCAAAGCGTGTCTGTAAGGCATTATTGGCGAGGGATGAAAAGAAGTACCGGACTATCTACCAAACGATAGTAGGCGACCTCGATGACCCAAGAGAAGGGGCATTAGCAAGGGCTAAAGTGTTTCTTGTCAGAATGGGAACATGGAAGCGTAATGAGTTTAATTTAAACAACGAAACCTCAAAGTATTAATACGATATGCCATTACCGATACACAATCAGAAGGGAACGGAGATAGATGTAAAAGCCTTTAACAAAGGTGCTTCATATAGCATTGACGAGCAGTTCCTTGGGCAGTCAGATTCAGGTATGTATATTGATGCCGAGAATATGCGACCAACGGGGCTTAATGCTGATGAAATGGCATTGTCAAGAATTAGTGGAGAAGAGATTGAGTATATTTCAGAGGATAATAGTTGCAATAGTTACTATGGTGCAACATTCATCAATGGTGCTTGGAGGTGTATGGCGACGATATTTGTCAAAGGAAAGATAGTTGAGTTGTGGTGTGATGAAACCCCAGATACACCTCCGGGAACAAGACTTGCTCCATTCATTCGTATTGACGGCATTATTTACGCTGCAAGTCCACAACTGCCAATTGACATAGATTATCCTATTCAGTTCCATTGGAATAATACCTGCCTTGGTGGGGAGATTTATATTACCGATAACAGAACTGCACCTATTATCCTGAATGTTCAGGACATGATAGATTCAAGCGACCCTGTTTGTACGGAGAAATACTTTACTGAATTCGACAGAAGAAGGTATGAGGTAAATACACAGATGCCTCCACATATGATGTCGTTTGTTGAACTTACTCCAAGTCCGGGCTATCCTGCTGATAAAGTAATTGGTTCTGCTGGATTAAAAGTAGGTATGTATTCTTATTCATTTCGGTATGTAACGACAAGTGGGGATAGAACTGCATGGACAAATGTTACTCCGACAATTCCTGTACCTGTTCAAATAAATGTAAAAAGCGACCAATATCCGAGCATTAAGACTTATGGTGCTGACCCCAATACTCAAACAGGATATGGAATTGTACTTAATTTCAGGATTCAGAATGAACTTGGGTACGACTACATTGAGATTAAGCGTTATTCATATAACAATGGTGTTCCCGTAGGTTTTACTCCGAGTGCAGAACTTATAGGCACATTGGGATTAGTTGATGGCGAAAATGTAGTAAAGTACATTGTTGATTTTGGTGCAGTTGGAGAACCTATTACTGATGAAGACGATACTGTTCAGTATGGTCCTATTGAAGCCTGTAAGACTTTAAGGTACTTTGAGAACCGTTTGCACCTTATGAATGTAAGGTATGCCTCAATGGATTTTACTCCGACATTCGTAAGCAATGGGCGACCAAACTTATTTCCTGTAATGGCACCGCTTGGTACTATTGGGTACAATGATGCCTATTACACAACTTATTATCGTAGTTTATTCAGAGGCGAGAAGTACGGTTTTGGAGTAGGATTTTGGAATTCTTTAATGGGGCAAAGTTTTGCTACGCCTGTTACGGGGTTTACAAATTATCAACTGCCTGATAGAAGGGATGAAATTATCACCAACTCTATTAACGACACATATAGTTATACTTATGCAGGTGCGACTACACTGCCAATTGCGTCTGTTTATCAAACAAATAGCAATAGTAAATGCTATGAAACATATAGTTTAGTCAATGCTGTAACAAAGAATGATTGTTGCAGTTTTAAGAATATTGCTTGTGATGGGCAAAAACAAGACGGAGGAATTTTAACCTGCGATGGCAATGAGGGCATAACTAATATGCCGGCTTTCTGCGGTTGCGGTTCTGTTTCGAATCCAACACAGGCTGTTGATATAGGATATCAACCATTAACTCCAATAAGTGAACGAGACCCAAGCGTAACCGGACACGATTATGTAATAAATACAAGGGTTCAGAATGATTGCAGTTCACTTGCGGATTTTCACCCTGCTGGTTTTGCACCTGAATATTTCGCTTTAGGAGTTGCATTAAATGGTATTGATGACAGTCTTTTGCCTTCATATATTCAGGCATTTTCAATCCTTAGAACTAAACCTGCTGGCAGAGTTGTGTTTCAAGGCATAGGTGGTTACTATCTTTATCCGAATCCGAGTGGCAATGCAACAGACCCTGCATATAAAGCAACGGATAAATTATGGTTTTATAGTTTCGAAGCGAGTGCAAGGGCTGGTCTTATTTCTCAACAGGTAATTAACGAGATAGGTACTAATTCAGGTTCAAGGTATGAGGCTCAATTAGTTTCACCTGTTGGTATATTCCCTGAAGTTCCGCACGGAGAAAATAGAACAGGGCTTCAGGAAGACCATATTGATATGTGTTTGTATCCGAGATTCTATGAGGATAACGCAACGATTAATCTTACTCCTGACCCTACGAGTACAGGTGGGTATGTTCAATTTGGCAAGTGGAGAAATGCCGGCTTTCCGGGATGGGAAGCAAATTTGAATATAAACAGGGCAAGTTTTGTATTAAACGAATTCCGGAGTGCCAATAATTCAGGAACAGACACAAGTGGTATTGGTAGTGAGTATTTAGGCGACAGAGGTAATCAATTCTTTGTTTTAGGTACAAGTACGGCTGTTTATAATGTTCAATCAGTTGGTTCAAACGCTTGTGATAACAAATACCCAAGTGCTGACCTAAAGAGTTTCCACGAACCTTGGTACAATATTAACATTGTTGATACCTTGGCAAATGTTCCACAAAGTGATGTAACTACATACTTTGATACAGGTGCATATCAGAAACTGCGGTCTTGGGTAGGAACATACACGCCTTCTTCAATATTCTTTAACCTTGCAGGTGATGAAAGGTGGGAGGATATTAGACCTTGGACACCAAACACATATACAACTGTTGCGACAATTGACAATAATACCATAAACTCTATAATTCAAATAGAGTTACCTGATGGAACTGTTCAATATTGGTTAAATGCCGATAATGTTTCAAATTTCAATGTTGACTTAATGCTTCCCTCTTTGCCGTATGTAATAGGCACTAACACACCCGGAGGCAGTAAAGATGGAGTAACAATTTCAGGTTTTTATAGAACTACATTTGGAACATTCCCATCAAACATATACTCTATTGTATTTAATTGCGGTACAGTTCCCGTCAACCCCATTACAGGTAGCAAGGTTATTATCAAATACGATAATGAAGTTCCTGTTAAGGCTTTTGGGGGCGATGCTTATACCGGTGATGATACAGCCTGTTTTGTTGATAGACAAATTCCTAATGGCGGTGGAAATCCAGCAAATACAGGTACAAGTTCTCCGCTACCACTTAACCTTGGTTTGCCTTACTATGAGATTCAGGTTAATCCAAGAATGTTTATTACTCAGGATGCCAGAGGTGGTGGAAACAAAATTCAAGATTGCAGTAGTTTGCAAAGTAGGTGGTTACGCCAAATGATTGCTTTATTCAATTGCGAAAGCCGGATTCACCTGCCATACAACTACGAAGCACCAATAACAGACCCCCCAAGTTATCAAATGGGAAAATTCTTCCCTGTGACAAACTATATTATGCGTCCTAATGAATGGGAAACAACGGTTCAGGACGATAACTTCTGTGGTGGTTCAGGTATTATTTATGACAACTATAAGTCTGACTACCCCGATGAATGGATTTATTGGAGATATGGAGGTTACAGATACCAACCTCAATTCAATATTGACTATTTACACATCCAGAATGTTACTTTTTGGACAACTAAACCAACAACAGGATTTAGAGAATTAACAGAGTTTTGCACAAGGGATGCTTATAGCCTAAAGCGTGAAATTGCCAGAGTAGATTCTCCAGGTATCAGGACTTTCCTTGCCCAAAATGTTTATGACTTGGATGATCAAACCGGAGAAATCAAGTTTGCTTGGTCTGCATTGGGAGGAAACAAGGGTAATAACCTATATGCTTTTACCGAAAGGGGTATGTGTTTATTGCTTACTGAGGATGCTATTATTAGGGATGCAACAGGTGAGCAGATAGCAATGGGGTTAGTAACTGAGGGTAAGGTTATCGGTGGCGAGTATTGGATTAGCCGAGAGATAGGTATGAATGAGGAGTCTTGGAGGTCAAGGGCTGAGTATAATAATTCATTGTATTTTATGAATAAGACAAGTGCTTATTTGTTCAATGGTAATGAAGCCTTAGATATTGCAAGGAAATTCAACTATTTCGCTAAGATAATTCAGTATTTGAATGCTTTTGGCAATGGATATGCTACTTGGATTACATCATGCTACGACACTAAGCACGAAGAGTATATGGTTCAGATACAGAATACAAGGGAGGAAACTCAATTGTTTGTGTTTAGCCAAAAGAATCAGGCTTGGAATGGCAGGTATTCATATCGTTATGACCAATACCTGAGCTTTGACAATAAGACTTACGGAATGGGTAGGTGGATAGATGGTGATGAAGCAGGTACTTACTTGTTAGATACAGGGGATAGGATAAATAATGCTGTTGTTCAGGCTAAAGTTTGGCAGTCAAGTGCTAAGAATCAGATATTGGCTAAAGAGTTTCAGGGTATCAGGGTTAGTTCAAGTCAGGTTCCTACGAGGGTAAATTTGTTTGATAATGTTCAACAAGCGGAGGCAGGAACGATTCAATGTTTTATCAATGGTGCTGATTTAAGGAATTACGGAAGTGCTTTTGAGCAGTACATTGGTAGGAGAATAATTACAGGAAACGACAATAGAATGCAGGGAACGGCAATTGTTTACGAAATAACCTTTGGTGGAAGTGGGGATTTTAAGATTGTGAGTTCCGGAATTTATTGGAAACCTTTAGTATAATGTGTATTTTTGAAGTGTTAAAATAAGGAGGAAATTATGCCAGCACCAGCGTTATTAATGAAAATGTTACCAATGATGATGGGTCAAAGTGGGGGTCAAGGTGGTGGAGGTGGTATGCAAGGTGCAGGATTACCAATGGCAATTGGAGGGGCACAACTTATTCAGGGGCATATTCAACGGGCTAAGGCTAAGAAAATGCAACCGGCACAGGAAGATGCTCAACAAGTTACTGCAATGCAGGAATATCAGCGTAGGGCGAATAATGCTATGACAGGGGCTAATATTAGCAATCAAATGCGTGATTTAGCACAGATGCAGGGTGCAGGAGTTAAGGCTTTAAGTAGAGGTGGAAATCTTGGTCAATATGCTCAGTTAGGTAGGATTCAGGGTAATGCCTTGAATAATATTTTAGCACAGGGGCAAGCACAGGAACAGAGTTATAGGACTATGTTTAACGATATGCTTGAAACCGTTGCTGACCGCAGAATGAGGGTTCAAAGTAAGGCTGCTGATGCCATGAGTATGAGAAGTGAAAAGAATATCGGTGCAGGAACACAGGGAATTATGGCAGGGATGGCGAAGATGGGGGGAGGGAAATCTACTAATACCGGTGCTGAAATTGGAACAAAGGGAATTTACGGAAGTTCTTTTGGTCCACAATCTATGAATATGGAACAAATTACTGCTGCTGGAAATGCCCCTATTATGGGTTTTGGTGGAATGCCGTTAGGGATATAAGATAAAAGAAAATGGCAGAACCAAGAAATACAAGTAGCACAAACGACTGCCCAGAGGGGTATTCATGGAATCCTATTACGAAAGAATGCGAAAAGATTAAAGCTCGTAAAGGAGATTGTCCTGAAGGATATGTTTGGGATTATGAAAGTCAATCGTGTGTAGAAAACACACCTGAATACAAAGAGGCGGGGATTTTGAAGGTAATTCCCACTCTTAGTAGAAAAAATTCAGGATACTCAAAAGAGGATGTTGAGTTTCTTGCTAAATCAAAGGGTTCATATACACAAAAGGTAAAGGATTTAATTAATCAATTTTTCCCGGAAAGCGACAATAAAAACAATACAGAGGAAGATACTGAAGATGTTCCTGTTCAAAGAACTTCTCCTCCTCCTCTTACAAAAGACACAGAAGTTAAACAACCTACCACTACTGAAACCGTTGCTCCTGCAAAGCAATTAACCGAAGACGAAAAAAAAGAGCAAGAAAAAAAACAACAACTAAGAAATCAAAGAGTATCTGAATACAATAAAGAGGTTGAAGAGTTAAAAAATCACCCAACAATTTCAAAAAGCAGTAGGTTTGAAAGTATTCTTTATAACAAGAAAAAGGAATTACAGGACAAGTTAAATTCTGAATTTCCTCCTGTTGAACTTGGTGTCAGTGAGCGTGAGTTTATGGATTATGGTAGAGAATCTAAACAGCAACCCACAGTCACACAGTCGCAAGAAACAACTAAACAAGCCCCTGAAAAAGCACAAACGCCGCCTCCACCACCTATAATTCCTCCTTCTACCCCACAAGGTCAGGTAGAGTTTATGCAAAAACAGGCAGAGCAAGTACCTGCTTCTGCACCTGTAATGCCAAAGCCTAAACAGTCTATTCCGCAAACGCCTGTTCCTAACGAAACTACAAGTAAAGTTCCTTTGCCTCCGCTTGTAAATGTTGGAACTTTAGGTAGTGAGCCATTGCCAAGTACACCGCAAGCAACACCTAAAACAATCCAAGGAGGATTAGGAACGCAAGGATTTCCACAACAAGCCTTGGCAATTCAAGAGGAAGCACCAAGTGTTAGTGGTGGAGTTTCTGGCAATCGTCAGAACGAAATGATGGCTATTGCTGACAATGTTGAGCCTGGAGTATATACTGACCCTAATGCGATTAAAGCTCAGGATGTAGCGGCTAAAACGGTTGCAAATCAACAAGGAGTTAATAGTACACCGGTAACGCAACCAAATACACAAGCGGTACAACAACCAAAACAAAAAATGAGCGTATTAGGGAAGTTAAAATCACTATTCGGGTTTAACGAAGAAAATCAAAACGATATTTCCTCATTTGAGGATGCAGGGATGACATTAGATGGAACGACAGGAACGGAAACGGGTACTATAAGCGATAGTGTAAATGGTGTTCAGAATTTTCAATTTGACCCAAATAATCCTCCTGCTACTACATTTGATAGCGGACTTACGCAAAATACCAACCAAACAGGCACTCAAACAGGCACTCAAACAATAGGCACTCAAACAACAGGCGGTGAAATAGGAGTTGCAAACACAAGAGGTGGTGGAACTGCTCCTCCTCCGGGTTCTACTCCGGGAATAGTTGGGGGTGGTGTAATTAACCTTGGTGCAGGAAGTGAGTTTGTTCGTGTGATGCCGGGGCAAGTAGTAGAAACCACTGACAAAAAAGGCGTAAAAAGCAAGTCTATTGAAGACCTTATCGAAATAGGTGGTTCAGGATTCGATGATGATGTCTATGCTCGCAAACTTCGTAGACAGGCTGCTATGCCTGACTTGAAGAATGAAGACTACTATCCCAATCAACCATTTTCTGAAAGCCGTACTGCTTGGGGCGACCCGATATTTTCAGGTGCAGGGGCACAGTTCCCAATGGCGGCTTACGATGCACAGCGAAAAGCAAGGGCACAAGCAGAACTTGACGAAGCCAAAAGCAATATAATGCAACTTAAAATTCCTGAAATAAAAACAGGGGCGTATATTCAAAGATTCAGAGGTGATTTTACTAATGAAATAACAAGTGTAGTTAACGAAGCTGTTAAACAGGCTGGGGGCAATAGGCAAATAGCTATGCGAAACCTAAAGCAAAGTGGTAAACTTGCTGAAATAGAAAACAAATACAATGGCATTGCAAAGAGTATTGACCAAACGGCTGATAGGGCAAAAGATTTCTTAAAAAACGCCCAAGAAAAATCTACTACTATGTACTTTTCTCCCGAAGGCGTTAGGGCTGCAACTAACTTCATGAATGGTGCGGGTGCTTATGCTGATGGATTAATAAGTGGCGAAGACTTAAACAAGTTAGAGCAACAGTTTATTACTGCGGATAAATGGGAGAAATTCAAGCAGGAAAATATGGGTAAGTTAAAACCAACTGACTATATTCCTACACCGGAGCAATTGAAAAACTATACACCGGAAGATCAAAAGGTTTTTGAAGCCGTAAAATTAGACTTAGGCGATAAAGCACCTGACTTTAATACATGGCTGTATACTCAAAAATATACTGAGGCTGCATTACCACAGGTTATGGATGGTATTGTTCAGCCGTTTTTTGACCAAGAAAAAACAGCAGCAGAACAATTGGTTCTTCCCGGAGAGAATGTTGAAGATGCTAAATTAAGAATTGCCAGAGGTATTGCTGCTTTATTTGGCAGACAGTATAGCCAAGGAACAGTTACGGAGAATCGTAAGAGCGATACTAATATCATTGTAAATTCAGGGGCAACCACTACTAATAAGCCTTACTACGAAAGAATAAACCAACAGCGTGATAGTATTATTAGTGGCACAAAAGATGCTTTGGATAAAATAAACAAGGCTAATCAGCAAGGTCAACAAAGAGTTGGTGCTTTACAGGGTGCTGTTAAAAATATATTCAGAGGCATTTCCGACCAAGGTGAAATTACAAAAGAGTATATTGGATTTGAACCAGTAAATGTTAAGCCGTATAATTTCAAAGTACAACCTTCTTTGCTTGGGGAGTATATGGTTTATGACGAAAAAACCAAGTCTTTCAGAAATTCAAACCCGACAGATTTTGGCTTAGATGAAACTAACTTTTCGACAAGAGCAGCAGGAGGTAGTTTAGTCGGTCAGGAAATTGTACTTATGACACCTGATGGAAAACTTGTTCCTTGGGATTCAAAAGATGTTCCTACCGGAAGTGAGTTGTTTGTAAAACAAAAAATTACCATTGAGTACGAGCCAAAATCATCTGGAATTCAAACGGTTCCCGGAAAATCAAAAACGGTTTATTCAATTGGCCCGATAACTCAGAACTTCAAAGTTGCAGATGATGTCTTACAGGCAAAAACATTGCAGGAGTCAACTAAATCAGCAGGACAACCATTTACATTTGGTCAATAGAAATAACAATGGCAGACGAAAGTAAAAAAAAAGCATATTACGATTCACTTGTCAGGGCAGGTGTTGTTCAGCCTGAAACATCATTTGAGGCGTTCAATCTCAAAATACGAGATGATAATTATGCCAAAATTGTTTATAGTGGACTAAAGACTGCTGCTGAATTAAACATTGTAAAAGGGGTTCCTAACGAAAATGAATTTAACTCTGTTTTGCAAGTTGGTCAATTCCCGACACAGCCTGAAATAGCAGAAGATATACCGGAAGTTGCAGAAATAAAAAAGATGGGTACACCTGTTTCTGGTCAACCGGTATTACCTCCTGTTTCTAATGTTCCAACCAACCAACCAAAAGCCACTTCTGCCGAAACGCAAATAGCACCGATTGAACAACAGGCAGGACAGGTTCAGGGAGGAATGCCACAAGGTCAAGGGCTTGGTGCAGGGCAATTTCAAATTACGGATACTCGTGGTGCAGAAGCGAAGCCTCCTGTTGCTTCCGAAAAGCCACAGATGGCAGGAGTTCAGCCACAGGTAACTGGGGTAAGTGGAGAATCGGTAATTCCCGTTTCTGCTCCACAAAGTTCTGAGGTTAATCCATATCAATTTGGTGTTACTAAACTTGGTGAATTTGAGGCAGGACTTATCGGTGGTATTGGAAGTGAGTTAAGGGGAATTTCTGAATTAGGATATAGTCTTGATAATAAAATTGTCAATGCACTTAAAGGAACTCCATTAGAGGGTAGTTATTCAATGCTTTCTAAACCTGAAGATTCATGGATTTATCAAGCAGGGAAGGGATTAGAAAACTTTGCTGAAAAAGACATTTATAGAAACCCTGAATACGCAGGTGGACTTACAGGAACGGTTGCAACGGCATTGGGTCAAGTTGGTTCAATAATGGTTCAGGGAGGCTTAAATCCGGCAGGTGGCATTATGAAACTTGGCAGAGGGGCATTAACTAATAGACAATTAATAGCCAATGGTGCGAAGCAATTATTTAGCAGACCTTCTGTTGCAGGTGCATTTCAAATGGTTGGTGCAGAAACACAAGCTGCACGACAATTGCACAAAATGGCTAACTCAATGGATAAGGACGCTTATGTTCTTGAACGAGTTACAGCCGGTGAAAATGCTAAAGATGCAGGTAATTCTTGGGAATCATTAAGGAATACAACTGAGGACGAAGTAGCAAGTTCAATAATACCTACGGCTTTGTTCGCAGGTTCTTTGGAGGCTATTCCATTGGAAAGGTTAATGGCAAGACTTGGGAAACCTGTAACGAATGTTGTTATAGATGCTTTCAAGCAAGGCGGTGTTCAGGGTGCTGAGGAAGCCATACAGGAAACCTTACAGCAGTTGGTTCTTAATGCCGGAATAGGACAGACTTATAACGAGGCTCAAAGGTTAACAAGTGGTTTATATGAGAGTGCAGAGGGTGGAGGTGCAACAGGTTTTGTTTTAGGTTCAGTATTAACCGCACTAACAGGCAAACGAGCAAAAATAAGACAACAGGTTCAGAATGGAGAAATAACCCAACAAGAGGCGATTGCGGAGTTAGAGGATATTAATAAGGCTGAAACTCTTGTTCAGGATAAGTTACAGGCGTTAGATAATCAGTTACTTTTAACGGAGGGCGGTTCTAAAGTTGCAGGTCTATTGCCAGAAAGAACTCAAACAGCAAAGGATAAAAAGGCTATTCCAATGGGAGGCGGAGGAACTCCTTCATCTGGCCAGACAATAGTAACACCTTCGCCATACGAGGTTGCAAATCTTCCAGAAGCCCAAACATATTTCAATGACAATAAACCTTCTGAAACAAATCCACTAAATGAAATGACTTCTGAATTGGAGTCTATATTTGATAAGATTGCAGATGGGGTTATGGTTAGTCCAGATGCGTTACATGGTGCTTATCAATGGGCTAATGGGTTGTTCCCAAAAGTAATTAGAAACAACGCTTTGTCAGATGCTGAAAAAGGTGCTACCTTAAATATTTTGTCGGGAATGCTTGCTGATATTGACAAGGCGAATACCGAAGGTCAGAAGTTCATTCAGGAAGTAGAAGCAGGTTCAGTTCAAGACAGGGTTCCTGCGGTAAGGGAGGGTGTCAAGACATTACCTGCCGGTCAAGAACCTAAAGGTCAAGCCACGATAACTCCGAAAGGACAAGGGGAAAGTATAAGGCAAGCCCGTAGGGTACGAGGAGGTGTTAATGTACTACCGAGTTCAGGGGAGGTTATAGTAACTCCACAATCAGCACAACAACAACTAACCATACAAGAAAATGAAACAGGCAAACAAGAAGTCCCCATGTTGGAAGGGGTACGAGATGGTGGGAACCAAGGTCAAGTCGGGCAAGAAAGTACCCAATTGCGTCCCCAAGAAACAGGGCAAGCCCAAGCCAATGCGGAAGGGGAAGTAGTTGCGGAGGATATTAAAAACGAACCTGTTGTAAAACTGACTCATTATTCAAGGGAGGGATTAACGGATATAGATAATCCAATTAGTTTCTTTGATGAAAATATAGTTAGCGAAGAAGAAGGCGGTAATTACACTGAAACTCCTGATGTATTTTCAAAAGATGCAAAAGAAGTTGTAGAGATTGAAGTTCCTCAAAGCAAAATCTATATAGGTGGGGATACTGAAATTGATGCCCTAATTTCTAAAAGTCCTGACTTCGTATTTGACACACGCAAATCAAAAGATAAATGGACTAATATTGACAAGAAGATTTTTGATTTATTGAAAGCAAAAGGGTTTGATGCGTTTAAGTACCCTAAAGGTTCAAGGTTTGCAAATGAGGTTGTTTTATTGTCAAGTAGCGATATAAAGAAATACTCTAAACCTTCCTCCCAACCCCAACAAGTTCAGGGACAACCGAAGGCTTTGGCGGATGTGGAAGAAGATGTAGCAAAAAATATAGAAACAGCAAAGGCGGATGGAGGGTTTAAACCATCAACATACAATGCAGTAGATGTAAGGACGCCAACAGAAACAAGCAAATTGTTTGATAACGGGGTTGTTGTATATAGAAAAAAGGATTCAAAAAATAATACATGGGTTGTTGCAATAGTAGGGTATGAACAATTTGGTGGTCGTACAGGATATACCATGGCTATGATTAAAGATAATGGTAATCTTCCTGATAATATTGAAGACACACTAACATTAAAAGCCGCAGAAGATTGGTTTAATAGTCCTCGATTTATGGAGGATAATAAAGCAACACAGGCATCTAAAGATAATGCTGACCGTGTTAGACCAATGATAGAAGCCAAGGTAAAAGAAATAAAAGAAAGACAGAAAACACAAGGAGGACAAAATGCCGTTCAAATCGAAAGCACAGCAAAAGTTCCTGTTCAGCCAAAAGCCGGAGTTAGCCCGGAAGTGGCGGAAGGAAAACCCCAAGCAAAACCTGAAAGCCCTACCCAACAAGGTAAAGGCGAAGCCACAGCCACGGAAGCCAAAGGGGAGGTAGTTGAGGATTTAAGCAATATAGAGGAATTAACCAAAGGCGTTGATTTTGACAAATTAGTTTCTGATGCTAAAAATGCTGAACCACTACCCATAGATGAAGAAAGGGAATTAAGATACCAAGAATCTTCATTCGATAAGAAGTGGGCAAGAACATACCAAGAAGCAAAGAAGAAACTTGTAGAGCAATATAATAATGCCAAGAAAGTAAAAGAAGATTGGGAAAGCAGAGTATATAAATCAGCAGGAAATCTAAATGTTTCAGTTGGTGGAGAGTTAGAAGGTAGGGATGTTAGCGTAAATAGTGTAAACGAAAGGCGTAGGAAGAATCAAATTAAAAATGCTGAATTAGAAATGGAATCGGCAAAAAAAGATTTGAAATCGCTTGGATTGTCTGATGCAGAAATAACAGAATTAATATCTCCCACCACTCCCCAACCCACCATCACCCCTATCAACGCCACAGATGTAGCACAAGTTGAGAAAATAGAAAAAGCCCCAGAAAAAGGGCGTGAACTCGCACTCGCAAAGCCGACTAACAAGGAACTCAAAAGGGCATTCGATAACAGCCAAGACTTATCAGATAGAGCCCGAAAAGCAGGAATCTACGATGGCAAAACCCTGAAAATCGGTGGGCAAGAAATAACCCTCGATACCCCTGCGAAGTTTAAGGCATTCCTTCTAAATGATGGGAATTATAAGGCACTTACGGAGGCTTTAGATAAATCTGATATTGATACCTTAAAGTCTGAAAGAGATTCTTTAATACAGCAGTTCAAAAAAGAAATGGGCAAGGCTACAATGAACCTTAACCCACAACAGGTATCATTGCTTGCTCAAATCGCTTGGAAGAACTTACAGATACTGTTAAAGCAAACTAAACTATCAAGTGCAGGGGTAGCCTCTCAAATAAAAAAGGTAGTTGACAATGCTATCTTAGAGGTTAATCAAATGTTGGCACAATCAGGTCAAACATCATTGAATCCCGATAAAGACGATATTGTAAACATAATCAATAGTGTTCGCAAACTTGCAGAGGGTGTTGTTTCTCCTTCGGGAAATAATAAAGGACAAATCGGAACTGCCGGACAGCCAAACAAAACACAGGCTCCTATTTATACAAAAGAACAAGAGGAACTTGCAAGACAGATGGAAAAGAAAATGGATGAAGGTAAGCCATTCATTTCTCGTAGTGAGCCATTTTGGACTGCTGTAAAAAGGAAAACTGCTGAATTAAGACAGAAATTAGATAGCCCTAAAGAACTGTTGAATTTTGTCGAAAAAATGATAGGCACAACTCCAGGTTCATCCTACAATAGAACAAGGGAATTACCACTTGGTAGGGCTATGGAACAACTTCGTGGGAAAGCAAGGTCTTTGGCTTTGCCGTACATGGAGAGAATATCAGAAATTCTAAAACCTATTGAAAGCAATCTTCCTGACTTTGAAAAGTATTTGATATACAGAAGGATTATTGATAGGGCTATACAGGACAAAGCCAACCAAGAGGCTTACAATCAAGGTTTATTAAAGAAGAGGCCTGTAAGGAGAACAACAGGTGGAATAACAGAAACAAATGCTGATATTCTACTTAATGACCTTAGAAACAAAATAGGTGCAGATATGTTTGATAAGTTCACTCAGGCAGGGGATGATTTGCAACAAGTTTTTGACGATAACCTAAAAGACTTAGTTGATGCCGGAGTGCTTACACAGGATAGGTACGATGCTATTAAGGCTCAGAATGAGTTCTATATCCCATTTGATGTAGTACAGAGAGATTTTAGAGGAAATGTAATTACAGGCACGGAATACGACAGGACTAATGCCCAAGGGCAAAGTGTTATTAAAAAGATAACAGGGGTTGATACACCTAAGAATGCTGCGGATGCCGACAAGACTGTTGAGATATTTTACAAAATGATGCAAAACGGTGATATTGATGTTGATTCATATTACTATTTAGCAACAGAAAAGATTACTGATGCAAGGAATCAAGGGAATATAACTCAGCAGGAATATGAGGAATTAATGGATTCTCTATCCGAACCTGGATTAGAACTGCATTCACCGCTTAACAAAACATTAAATATCATTAATGCTTCTCAATATCAAGTTGCAAGACAAGGGTATATGGAAGATGTTGATAGGCTCATTGATGCAGATACCAACAACGATTACTTTAAGAGGTTAGAGGATGGAGAAAAACTCCCAAGCGGTATGGCTATAATTACATACTACAAAGATGGAGTTCAGCAAAGAGTTGCGGTTGATGAAAAATTAAAACAGGCTATTGATGGAATGACCAAACCTGAATTAAGTGCTTTTGAACAAGTGCTAAAGTTTGGTTCATTTTGGTTTAAGATAGCGGCTACATCAGCGAGTGTTACATTCCTTCCCACAAACTTTGTTATTGATACCGTCCGTACGCTTACTTCAAAGGCTGGACTTGGTTCAGGAGCAAATATAACCGAAAGAGTTGCTTCTGTTGTTCAGGTTCCTGTATTATATTCAGAGGCTCTTGTTGAAAGTATCATTGGTAATTTGTTAAACACTAAACTTGGAAATGCTTTAGGTCTTAAAAGCATAACTCCTGATTTTATGTTTAAGGAATATGAGGCGTGGAGGAAATCTCCTTCTTACTCAGAGGGTACTTACATGAACTACTTTACCGATAAACTAAAATCAGGTAGAACCCAAAATGAAATCGAGGATGCAAAATTCTTAGAAACAGTTCAAAGGAGAACTCAAACAATCCTTGGCAACCCTAAAACCGCTAAAGCAATTTCAGAGGCAATGCTTGGTGCAAGGCAAAAGACAAGGCTAACGGTTGATGGACTAATAGATATAATCAATACTATCAGTAAGATTCTTGAAAACTCCCATAAAATCTATGGGAATATAAAACTTTCAGGCACAGAGGCAGGTGTTAGGCGTGGATTAGATACCTATATTGGTGGCTATATTGACAAGTTGCATAGCAAAAAAAGACTAACTCAGGCTGAGTTGGAAAATGCGATAGAGGAAATAAACGATGAAATCCTTAACAATATAGGCAGTCCAAACTTTGAGCAAATTCCACCGAATATGAGGGCTGCTTCTGTGATGATTCCTTTCCTTGGTGCTGCGGTAAAAGGGAACATGACTGATATTTCCAGAATGATGAATGCTGTAAATGCAGGGGCTTCGGCTAAGGAACGAAAAGATGCTTTGATTTTCTCAGCAAGAAACGCTGCTGTTTTTACAATTCCTGCGTTTATGACAGGATTAGCAATGGCATTAAAGTCAGATGATGATGAAGAAAAGAAAATGTATGACGACATGGATGAAAACTCCAAGTGGAAAAACATGATAATTCCAATAGAAAGAGAAATTGAAGGCGAAGGCGTACAGGCAGATTTTGTTACAATCCCTATTCGTGGGCTACCTGTTATTTTTAACTCTATTGGAAGGGCTTCTGGACAAGCATTTGGAGAGGCGATAAAGGATAAACTTTCCGATGAAGAAATAAAGAGAATAGTGAAAGACCTGCTAACTTCAAGCGGTTCTGAAATGATGACTTTCAACCTTGCGGATAAAACCTATCTTTCAGATATTGACCCAGAAACAGGAGAAAGAAAAACAAAAAGAAAAGAAGAAGAGTGGATTAACAGGGGAATGTCTGCTATTTCTGGACTAAACCCACTGATAAAATATCCATTGGAAAGGATAGCAAACAAAAACTTCTTTGGTAAATATCCACTATTGCCAGAAAATATTCGAGGCAAAATGCTTAGGAATGCAATTATGAATGAGGTTGTTGATCCAAAAACAGGAAAGCCTTATAGCCCTTCATTGCTTAAAAATAAATTTACCCCTGAGTATTCTGTTAATCTGAGCAAAAAACTTGAAAGGAATGGCGTTAGGATTAGCCCTATTGCTATTGACCACTTCTTTGATACATTCCTTGCAGGGGCACCGGAGAAGTTTGATGTAGGGGCTTCGGAGTTAATGAATCGTAGATTTTTGTGGAAGGAAAGAAAGTTAGCATACGGACAAAAACCTAAAACGAATTAAGACAATGACAATCAAACCACATAGCAATATAATTCATGCAGGAATGCAGGATAGGATAGTAGTTATCCGAGAATCTTTGGAGGAGCAGGTATTTATCCATGTAAAAGATGCTGATTTCAAGCATTTTAAGTTGTTGCCGATGTACAATTGGATAAGTGAAAATGGCATTTCAATAGGTGAAGTTCCGTTTAAGAAGGGTGCGTTGGTATGTATTATTGGTTTTGAAGCAGGGTATATTTCTACGAATGAGGTGTTTGTTTCGGTGGATTTTGTATCTGGGGACAAGGTAGAAAAGGTTGAGTTTAAGATTATTGAGTTTATGGCAGGTATTGAAATAAGTGAAAAAAGCCTTAACTTTGGAACGCTGAAAATTGGTCAAGCATTTGACCACAATATTGAATTAAAAAATACGGGCGAATATGAAGTACAAGCACTTAGTTTCAATTGCAATATACATGGTTGCGTTATCTTTGGCTCTTTTCAGCCATTCGTAATTGCTCCAGGTAAATCTGTAACAAAGACCGTTGCAGTAAATATTATATCAGGGATTGACCCACTTAAATCTGCTTTGTGTGTAAATTACAGAGCTGGAGGGATAGATATTACCTCTAAGTTTAAAATAAACATTGAAGTTGAGGGGTACGATAACTCTGATTTGCCTTTTAGCATTTCCGTTTTGCCTATAAAAATAAATGGCCAAGCGAGAACTCCTGTTAAAGAAATATCTGATTTAGTTGGCGATTGTCTTAAAATAGGCAAAATTGATACTCCTGAACTCATTACGGCACAAATAAAGATAAATGCTGTAAGCGATAGGGCTATTTCTGTTTTGGGTGCTACGATTACAGGAGGAGAATTAATTTCTGTTGTTTCAAGACCGGATGCACAACCATTTGAGATAGGTGGATATGACAGCAAAACAATTAAATTTTCTTTCATTCCAAACAAAATAAAGGGTATAAACTCTGTTAAGGTTAGTTTTCTGTTGGTTTATGGCGAAGAAAAGAAAGATTTCGTTTTGGATATTATATGGGGTGTAAGTGAAAATTAATTAATTTTGGTATATGGCAGAAGTAGTAATATGTGATACCCTTGGTTTTTCTCAGGCAGAATACAATGTAGGGTATATTCCTGCAAATACCGATGTGGTTTTAAGTGGGTTAATACGGTTCGATGTAAGTCCTGACTTTCCTTTCACGAATAGAATAGTAAGTTTTGACAGCGAATGTACCCAAATAAAGTTCCCTGGACAAAGTGGATACACAAACAACTACAACCTTATCATTAACCCTGATAATCAATACTATATTCCTTTCAGAATAAACTTAGAGGATGATTGTGGTGATTTCAATTGTGTTATTACTTATATTTTCGAATACGAAACACAGGAGGGTATATTTAGTTGCGAGGGTAGTACAACTGTTTTTTCCTATAATGCTACCTGCGACCAACAAAAATGCTTGTTGAGTGCGAGTGAGGTTTATTGCAATTTAGATATTGCCTGTGTTGACGATATTTGCAAAGACCCATGCTATCAAAGGTTCATGAGATTGTTTCTTATTGACGAGATATTGCAGTTTAAGACCTTGAAAAAAGATTGGAAGGCTGTAAATGACCTTTACAAACAAGCGTTGGAGGATATTTGTCCATGCGATTGCCAAGGAAATAGAAATACAATTGGAGTGGTTGAATCAACAATAGAAAACAGAAATGGCTAATACAAGGTGTGAACAAGATTTAGTAGGATTTAACCCTCAGAATACCGGTGCCGTACTAACGATAGGTATTGAAACCTTGGTTAATGATGCCTTGGTTATTGATACCACTGCGACACCTACTTACACAGGAGCCGTTCAATTAAGCATTGCTGATGAACAGGGAATGACTGCTGTTTTTGCTGAATCAGGAACTACTGCACTTACCAAGACCGTTATTGCCGGACAGGTTCTATACATTCCCCTGAAGGTTACTGCTACTGACTGCGGATATGACAGGTGCGGTTCTTGGCAATTTACCGTTTACTATGAGGCTGACCCTGACTATGGGGCAGATACTGGAGGAGGAGAGCCTACTCCATGTTCTAAACCCAACAGAAGCATTAAGGTTTGCAGGTTTGATGCTCGATGGCCAAACAAATGCTATGCTAAATTTGACGAACCATTAATAAATGTAACAGGTTCGGGCTTGTTAAATACTCGGTTTAGCCTTGGTCAAAGCCCACAATGCACTGGTCCTGTAAGAGTATTGTTTAAAACTGAATGTGAGGGTTTAGAGTTTAATGAAACCCAACCAACAGCAGGAGTAACCTATACCTTAGTTAGTCCAACAGAGCTTGAAGTTAGTTTACCGTATGACTATGCCGATGACTACTTTGGTATATATATCAATTACGATTCAGCTTTAATTAACTGTTTTTGCAATATAACTGCGACAACAGAGTATGCCTCTTGTTTTAATCCTAATCTGTTTACCAATTTCAATAATGGTACGATGTCAGGGTATGTTACCCAAGGACAATTTAATGCAGCAGGAATATTTGCAAGAGATTTAACCGCATTTACTTTTACCGTTAATCCTGTTGCTGGAACAGCACTTCGCACAACAATTACAAGTCCTCCTGATTATACCAATAGACCTGTTCCAAATACGCCTGTTGCAACTTCGCCTACTACTGGAAGTATTATTTGGCAAGGAGATATTGCCAATCCTATTTCTGTTACAAATGGCGAAAGATATTGGCTAAAATGCAAAGCAAGGGTTCAAAATCCTTTGCACCTTATTAAAGCCAATGAGGAAGTTCACCTTGATAGATTCTTTGTTTCTGGAAGTGGAACTTTTAATCCTGCAATTCCTTACTTTACTCAATATACACCTCCGGGTCAATGGCATGATATAGGAATTAGATGGCAAAGTGGTGCTGGTTCTGCAATTACCCCTTTTGTTCGATATGTAAATACATTTGCTTCGGGACCAAACACATTACTTATTGGCGACCTGTACTTAAATGATGGTGCAAGTTCCGATTGGGCGAATGTAGAACTGATTAAATACTACCCTGCTGATTGTATTGAGTGCAATGATCAAACCCTTACCATCAAAAGACAAGAATGTGATTATGAAACAATACTCGACCTCAACTTTGCCGAAGGACGGGATTGCGTTGAAATTCAACTCAATGATAGTTCCTTATTTGGATATACGCCAGGGCATAGTCAATCAGACTTCAATTTGTACCGCAAAGTTACCGTTACACTTCCAGACGGTAATCAGCAGTTCTTGTCCTCCGTTGTTCCATACGACATATTAATAAATCCTGCTTCGGTAAATCCATTAGCACCTTTTACTACTTTTCCTGTTTCTCAGGGAGGGTATTACGAGTTTACAATGTGTAATGTTCCTACATTCAGAACGGATATTGCATACCAAGTTGATGACTGCGTTTGCCTAATTGATGGAACTGGTGCGATAAGATTCTTTCAGTGCATTCAGAGTAGGTCAGGAATTACGCCATTAACAACAGGTGGTTGGCAGAACTATTGGACTGAGGTATCTGAGAATAGTTTGGATGAAAAGTATTGCGATACTCAGGTTTATACTAATTTCTGTTTCCTTGACGATTGCATTAACGAGTACAGAAATAGGCTTTATTGTAGTATTAAGGAGTTCTGCAATGTAAACATTTGCGATAACGAGTGCATTCAGAATTACTTGTATTTGATTTCAGTAAAGCAATACCTTGATAACGAAAACACTTTTGAGAATCAAAGGGATGTGCTGAATTACTTGAAAAAACTTTGTTCAACCTGTAATTGCCAATAAGAAATGGGAAATGTAAGCGTAACCTGCGAGGCGAGGATAAATTCAGTAGTAAATTCTCATGGCCAAGAATTACAGAATCAGGCTGTTCGAGGACTATATGGCTACGAATCTTGCTGTAATCACTTGCAGGAAGTGTTCAAAGTAACGCTTTTGAAGGCTATTGTTGATAGGTATAATGACCTCGATGCTGATGGTCAGGTGTTAGAAACAATCAACGAGAAACAGGCTGAATGCTATTGTAATTGGATTCAAAGGCATACTCCAAATGAAAATCCTGTAAACCCTTGAAAAAGTGTCTAATTTTCTATACATTTACATAAAATTTTTAAGCCATGTATATTTCTAACGGTCCCACCCAAGGTTTTCCTACAACGGTAATCGTAACAAGCGGAGATGGAATCCAGTGGAGTTCTATTCGCAAAACGAGAATTACTAAGGTTGCTCCTGTTTTTGTGGCTAACCTTGCTGCTTTAGGAACTCAAACATATCCATACCCGAATCAGTGCAGAATTTTCTTAGGGGATGATATGGGTAGTTTCTTAGATTTTGACATTCAAGAAGTTGTGAATCAACCTACTTGGGTTGGTGGAACACAGGCTGAATTGAATACTGCAATTACGGACATTAACAATTGGTTATAATATAGTTATGGCAACAAAGTACAAGTATATCAGATTAGAACCGGCAGACAACGGACATAAACTTTGCTACACAAAATGCGAAGAACCAGATGATATTAAACGAGGTATGTATTCCGAGGGTATGCCTCGTGAACTTGTTTTTGAAAGCAACGACAAGGCTGTAAAGGCTTACTTGAAAATATGCGAAGCAAATGGTCAAGGTGCTGATGTTGATAAGGAAATTATGTCAATGTCAAAGGTGGAAATTGAGGAGGAGGAGGATTAAGCCATGATAACAGTAACAGTAATAACCGGCACTCCTGATGTTCAGGTAACTTTTAATAGTAGTATTTTCTACTTTCCTTCATCTACCTCTAAGGCAGATTATAGTGTTAGTGGGGATACGCTTATTTTGCAATGTCCTCCAATTGGACTAACCCTACCTTTTAACTCAGGATTGTTTAATTTCATCATTGATGGAGTTGCTTGGGCAGGTACTTTTGCCAATTTAGCGGAGGAGTTCAATAAAAATATCTTTACCTCAGCTTCAATTTCGCCAGCTCCAACTACGATTTCTACGATTCGTGCCAATGCTATTACAACAGGTGCTTATGTAAATACTCAAAGCATTGAAGTAACTGGAAGGGCACAGGTTCATTTTGATTTTCTTATTGCAAACGGAGGAACTTTGGCTAACAATGGAACAATAATAGCACTTCTTGAGGTTAGTGATGATGGTTCTGTTTGGAAAGACTTGTATAATTTAGCTCCTGCTTCCGTATTAGTAAGTGATGGTGCTGCTATTCCGCATTCTGCTGGTGCTATTTTTAGACAAATCACAGCAGAAATTGGGGCTGTTTCAATTCCTTATGAATTTGCATCATTACCTTCAAAGCAAATTCGTATTAGTTATAGTACGGGATACGGTAAGTTTTACAGACTTTCTATTCGTGCAAGTGCTTCTGGTATTTCAAGTGGTGCTCCGGCAACATTCCCAGATTTGCGTATTAGGGCTTCTTTGCAATAATATATATGGTAACTGATAATAATGTTTTAGGTCCGAGTTTAGTTGATGTACCTACAAGTTTGGCAGGTATTATGATTAAAATTCGTGATATACGAATTGTTTCTGCTTTACCTGCTGTGCCAATTCCAGGAGTTACTTATTTAGTAGGGGCTCAAACCTCAATAAGTATTACAGGTTTAAATGGCAATACTGAGCAGTATTATAAAATTATTGGCACAACAATTAATGCTGGAACTGCGGATACACATATTTTACGCATTAATAGCATTGCTACAAATGTGTATGATTCAAGGTATTCTTATGTAGGTGCTGCATCAAGTGTTGGTTCAAATGCACAAACAAGTATATTTCTTGCTCCTAACAACGGAAGTAATTCGATGACTATGTTTGACATTAACATAGATGCTTCCACAGGAAAAAACAGAACAATTCAAGGGGTTGCAAATACATTTGGAGCAAACCAAATTACAGTTCCATTATATCCAACCTTTGGTGGTTTGTGGCGTGATAACTCTACGAACTTAACAAGTATTCAATTAGGTTACGCATCCATATCAAATGGATACGCAGTAGGTACAAGGCTTATTCTTTTTGCATTGCAATCATGATAAAGACAGGAAAATATTACAGGATTCAAACTGAGTTTGGAGAAAGAACAATAAAGGCTTTAGAACTCATTATTGAGGGAATGTATGGTATTTATTCTCCGAGCGATTACTTAGTTGCCGGTGATAACCAAGGTTCATTAATTCCTGAAGGTTCAAAAGAATCCACAGAGAATCAAATTGAGGAATGGGATAATTGGTACAATAGTTGATATGTCAACAGAAAATCAAGACAAAAAAACTATCGGTATTATTTCAGATTGGGCTAAATCCTTGGGCGTTCCTGTAATAACTCTTGTTGTAAGTATTTACGGTAATCAGATTGTTGATGGGAATAAGGAAAACCAAATGGTTTTAGATCAAATCCAAAAGAATCAGATTGAGTTAAATATAAAAATGGAAACTTCTCAGGAATTGCAGGACGCAAAAAATGATATGTTTGAGAAGGAGTTGCAGGGGATAAAAAAAGAAATTGAGTATTGGAGAAAGTGATTACTTAAATGCTATGAAAAACAAAATTACACTTGATGGTTTTATGCACGGAACTCCTGTTCTTTGGAATTGGATTTCTATTTTCCTTATCGGTTATGCTACATATCAGCCAATGGTAATGGAGTGGGTTCATAGTGCTCCTTTTGGAACTGATATTGGTAAGGAATTAATTATGGATTGGTTGGATTGGATTTGTCCATTTGCTGGGCTAATAATTCAGTTTGCTCATAAAAACAATTCAAGCAATCCTGAAGATGGCCAAGATAAATGATTTGCCATTAGGCGGTAATAATGCAAGACCGGTTGAGGTTCGTGCAGAAATTACTCCATTAGAACTACATCTACGCAAATTTAGGTTTACTGCAAATAGTAGTATTTCAGAATTGTTTATTGGCGATTCTAAGGCTCGTCAGTGCTTTATTCTTGAAAGACCATATACAGGTAAGAATACCAGAGATAATACCGCTACGGCAAATGTAAATGAAAGTGAGGCT